AAAGTCTGTCCACAAGATCTGTGACTTACTCATATCAAGAGTCGCACCGCTTGGGCCAGTGCCGTTCATCTTGTCGACGTTCCAACTACTTTGTGCGATTCTTGTGTTTACAACAGAACCAGACACTGCGCTGCGCTTTACAAAATACGTAGTTGTTCCGTCTTGTTCTACATAGATACCGTTGTCTTTTGTGAAGTAACCAACACGCTGACGAAGATTTGCCTTTGCTTCATTCATCGTAAACGTATTCATCACTAACAAGCTCTTACCGGGTTGATAACCAAATACACGGTCGGTTTGTCTTACGATTTCATCACCATCAGCATCAGTGACGTCAAGATCCATAAGACCTTGATCCGCATTGAAAGTGTATGTTGCAGAACCAGATACTGCAGTGTTCCATCGCCGTTCGCTATCAGCATAACGAAACGATGAGTCAAATAACGTATGCGGTTCGCTTACACGGAGTCGACCAAACGCATCAGACGCTGTGTTTAAGTTTCCGGCTGGTACATAGACAGATGGTCCTGCCAGACCAGACACCATGACGACCTCATAGATGTCTTTGTTATTGTTGAGTAGTGCATTTCTATCTGTGCTAAACTGTGCCATGTTTATCCTTAATATGGATCACCAGAAAGTTTAACTGATGATGCCATCTTTTCTGACTCAAACTTAAATCGAATCTTCATGATCTTCTTAGTTCCTGCTGTCACTCCGATCGATTCGTTTCCTACCTTCTCAAGCTTGATCTCATACTTAGACAGAGCACCAAGTTTTTCATTGTTGACAGGGTCCATGACCGCTGCAGCATAAGGCGCTTTACTTCCTTGTCCAGTTACCTTGATGTAAGGTGGATACAAGACCTCAGCGTCCATCCAATCAGAGAGCAAGTACTTCATCAGTTCAGGCTGCTTCATCTTACTCAGCCTTACCATCAACTCGTCTCGCATCGCAGCGAGTACTTGCTTACCAACTTCTTCTGTCTGTTGCTTGATCTGTGGGTTTGCACGGATGAATGCTTTCCTCTCGCTCGTGTTTGAAGGCAACGCGAGCTTATCGATCAAGCCTTTGACTTGTGTATTATACTTATCTGCGAGGTTTAATCCTAACGCGCGATCTACTGTACCTATACCAGGATTCTTGAAGCCGATATCGCCTTTACCCTTTGTCGCTTTTGCAGAGAGTCCTAAGTAACCATTTGCAGGACCAGAGCTGAATAAGGCGAGGATGTCTGTAGGATTCTTACGACTATCAGCGTTAGGGTTCTTCGAAGCACGAGCCAATTCTCCAGGCCGTGCAGTCCACCATATTTGCTTTACATTACCACCATAACCGTTCTGTTTCGCCCACTTGACGAACGCCTGTGCCATCGCTTCAGCTTTACCAACAGCATCTTGTACTTCTTCAGGACGAGCTTGCTTCACGCGTGCATCGTACTGACGCTTTGCCTCAGGATCAAACCACTTACTGTTCGCAAGGAAATATCCAGTCATGATCTCGTTGATGTCAGAAAGGATGGTGTTTGCTGTCGCCATTACTTACCTGAACCAATCTTTGTGTTGACTTGGATTCCAGCGAATGCGCCGTGTGTAGGACGATGCTCAACAGTGGCAAGGTGCTTGCCTTCATGATCGTACAGCTTGACCAAGTTACTGCCTTTCTCAGCTTTCGCTGTGAACTTGGTGCCCTTCTCGATCGAGACGGCGTGTGGCAACTGATGACTCGGGATTGACTTCTTTTTCTCGCCGTTGACATAGTCATACGGTACCGCAGGCTTCTCTGACTTCATGATGTACTTCAGATGCTTGCGCTGAGTCTCAAGATCAGCTGAGTTAAACTTCTCGACGTGGTGCTGAGCAGCTGCAGCCTTTGCTTGGTTGTTGATCTCTTTGATCTTTGGATCGTCACGCACGGCCTTGATATCGGCCTTTGACTTACCTTCGAGTCCAGCTTTCTTCATGTGGCTTTTCCATATACTGCCAAAGTCAGTATTCAAGCCATGCTCTTTTGACATCTGATCGACAGTGCCGATACCATTATTGCTTAGAGTACCTTGTGTGGCCTTCAACGATGCACCATGCATCTTGCCACCTTTCGTCTTTACAAGGATGTCGTGGGGGTTTTGGATACGATCCGTCTTCTCGCCTACATGATCGTCAATGCCCTTTGATGTATGATGCACTTCGTGCACATCATCAGGGTTGATCTTATGGTTATTCTGTAGGCTCTGGATGTATGTCTCAGCAGAGTTCTTTGCAGCTTCCATAGCTCTCTGCTGCAGGTGTTGAGGCAATCTGTTATGCGCCTCTTGTCCCTTCTTTTGGATCTCTGCGATCTTCTTAAGGTACTCAGGGTCATTATTCTTTCGAGCGCCTGTCATGTTATGCGTATGCATAGCAGTGGCTGTCTCATATGCGACACCAAAGTCCTCGTTATGGTTCTTCTTCTCTTCTGCTTCCTCTACGAGAGAGAAAAACCTCTTAAATTTTTGTATCATACGTAATAACTCCGTAGCAATTACGTATATTTATAATACTTTATCGATCGAACCTATCATACACATACACATCAGCTTGACGTGCATTCTTGATGCCATTGACTACGTTACCGCCCCAGTCGTATCCAGCAACGCGCTCTTTGCCGGTGACCCAATTACGTATGGCTTTTTTCTCAATAGGATCTCGTAAAGCCAGTCGAATGCGCTTAGGTGTTTTACTAAGCTTACGAAGCGCTTTATTTGCCTCACGCATAGCGATACGAGCTTGCTTTAGCCACATCATGTCATGCTCGTCAGACAAGTTGAGAGTTACAACGTAGGAAGTAGAATTGCGTTTTTTCGTAATCATTTCATGCTCCTTAAAAGAATACGATATGTGTTCGTGTGAACTCATTGAACTCTTCGGCCAAGAACTCATAGTGAGTACTATGCTCTTCGATGAAGTTTAAGGCGTCAATAGTACCTGTCCATCCATACGCTGTATTCAGCGCGCGGACTTCGTCTGCTAATTGGGGAAATGCTTGGATCGGGTCCATTATTTAATCCTTTCAGTAATCATTGCAACAAACGCAATAATCATGGCAGCAATTAACTGTCCAAGATTATTGGTGAACAAAGCCATCATCGCAAAGAAGATGGATATAGCATACATGAAAATCATGCTGCCTCCTTCTTAGGCTGGACCCTTGTGCTATACCAGCTGTTACGCTGGATCTTGCGCTTGCAAGTCAGTATGACTTTGCGAAGGGCCCTAACTTCTTCGATGTTAGGGGCATTGATACCGCCGTAAGCTTGAAGAGCCATAACAGCGGCATCTCGCATGACGTAGGTAGCAACTGCTTCTGAAGGCACCTTCCTCTCGAAGATGCCGCCAAGGGGCGAGGTATATAAGACGTTCATTTGCTTTCTCCTTTTTTGATTTGTTAGGTAGATCTTACCCCATCCCCGTTCACATGTAAATTAGTTAAAAGTTCTAATTTCGAAAAAATAGAAAAAGGTTCTAATTTACCAGGGGCCCCGGCCGGGGTAGAAAAAAGTTCTAACTAGCCAGAGCTCCCAGGACCTCACAGGACAAGGGGCCCTTGTTGGCCTATTGGCCAGGGCCCCTTGGGACACGACCAGGAGCTCCTGGTCAGCTGACTTTATGCAGCTTCGGCCATCTCAATGGCACGGTTGAGGGCAAAGCGCTTGCGGTTCTGGTTGAAACCGTACCAGCTGCTGTACAACCGAGACTCAGGGGTCCTGCCTTGCAGGTGGTCAGTGGCGTATGTCACTGAGTTAAAAGCTTGCCACCAAGAACCACGAGCGAACTCGGCGCCTGGTTGAGTCTCGAGGACCTCCAAGCACTCCTTCGCGTTACGAGACAAGGTTTCAACAGAGAGCTCTTTGTCTTGCACACGTTTGTCCGAAGTGCGAGGAAAGACCTCGTTGTAGTACTGGATGAGGCTGTCCATGTTGAAGCGCTTGCTGCCAAGGAACTTGGCCATCTCTTTGTACATACCGAACTTCTCGTGAGCGATGCCAAGTTGCTCCTTGACCATCTCAGGGTTGAAATCAGAGCGATGACCAACACGGACACCTTTCTGTGCTGCACCGTCCAAGGCGAGCGTCAACGTGTTATTGCACACCACACGAATGGGGGTGAAACGAACGTCGATGGACTTGCCATACTCATGAGGGTTGGAGAAGAGCAAGTAAGACTCGACCTCGTCACCTTTGAAGAGCTCAAAGGATTCCTTGACTTTGGCCAAGGCCCACACCATCTGACCGCCTTTGAGCGAACCAGCAGTGTGCATCTCCATGTCGCCTGCATAGACGTACTCAGAGAAGAACTCGAATGCTTGCTCGTTTTGGACTGGTTTCCAGCCAGGGCCAGTGTTGGTCAAGACCTTACCGTCTGTCGAACGGACGAGAGACTTGTCACCAGTTTTTTGGCGTTTGCCATTGAACTCAATGAAAGACTCGACCTCGACGACTTCCCAGTCGACGCCAGCTTTCTTCATCATCTGTTGAGGAGAGAGGTCATTTGATACTGACTCGCCCAGGCCATGCCAAGGGGTTTCGCCAGCGTATGCCATCGTTTCAACTAAGTGTGCCATAATATACTCCTGTGTGAATTGGAAGTGTAATTGTACCCTGATCGTGGGGAAATGTACATAGGTAGTCTACCTGGGCAGTAGACTATTTCACCAGGTGGAAAAGTAGAACTAAAGTTCTACTTTTTGTACTTGGAGTCGATATGAGACAGCCAACGGATGAGCTGCTCTTTATCTGCCTCAAACTCATCAGCGTTTGAGATGCGACTCCAGATGTCGCCATTATAGTTCGGCGGCTTGATTAAGTCATGATCTTGAATGATATCGAATGGTTCTTTACCTAACATCTTAAAGAGGATCTTGTGATTGGTCTGCCATTGGTCGTAATAGATCGTCTTTGCTCCAGGCACAGAAGCTTTCAGCTGATAGTAAGATTCGAGTGAAGTGACAAAATCATCAAAGAGTGTGGCATCATACTTGATAGATTCAATGCTCTCTTCACCTGCATTTTGCACAGCACCACAGTAAGAGATGAACTGACGAAGCTTATTCCTTCTTTCAAGGAAGAGAGGTTCATAGTTCTGTACGATATAGTCCCACACATCTGGTTGCTGTACATCTTCTGGTAATACTCTGAACGTATGCTGAGGGAATTGCTTTAAGACTTCTAACCGAGCAGTCCTCTCTTCTTCCTTCGTGCCTTTCCAGTACTTAGTCTTACGCTTATTACTGAGACGCTGCAAAGTCAACTTACCATCGTTCTCATAAAGTTTCCACTTATAAGGTGCAATGTTATTGACGTTGAACAGGAATCCAAGGTCATTCTTGGAACCATAATAAGTCTCGGCGATATGAGACAGGTCATAACCGATAGGAGTAGCTCCAGTGCGAGCAGTCGTAACGATGACAGGGATCTTCATAGTTCGTGTATAGATAAGAGTGTAACCATTCTTTTATTTATATAGGTGAATCATGAAAGATAAGATTGTTATTGTTGATATGGCAACTTTGGATCCGATTACAGAAAACGAGGTAGCTGATAACCGGTTCGGTGGATGGATGTACGCAGCAGGAAATCTGCTCTTTGAACAGATGGCTTCTAAACCGCTAGAATCCATGAATAAGACAGTGCTTCAAGCTGTAGACACCTTTGTATTTTCATCTCTAAGTTGGGATCCAGAATACAAACAACGGGCTTTTCAAGGGAAGATTAGGCCTGACTCTATCCTTAAAGGAATGGGAGTCAACGCGATGGTTGAGGTTACCAAGTTCCTTCGAAAAGAAGTGGACATGTTTAGTTTAAACTACATGTGCGCCACTGGTTTAAAAGCCATCGAGTTAGGTAGGTTACTGATCGAAGCCCAAAATCAAGTAGTCCTCGTCGGTTGTATTGATGATCCTATCGTTGAGATCGAGATCAAAGCTGCGATGGCAACTCGAGCCATTAGTGTAGACGATACTTATTATGGGCCTTTCGATAAGAAGAGGAGCGGGTTTGCTGCAGGTCGTTCTGCTTCTTATGTCGCGATATGTAGCGAGAAGAAAGCAAAAGAGCTTGGGGTAGATCCGATCGCTGTGATTGAAGACGTACGATCAGCCACAAAAGGCATCGCTCGTACACAGCCATCTGATGCTGACTTCTTGTGTCAACTTGTAGACTCAGTCGTAAAAGACTGGGATAGCATTGGTCATTGGAACGCTCATGCTACAGCAACTCCTGTAGGAGACGTGATCGAATATGATATGTTTAAACGGAGTGTAGGCAATCGCGATATCCCAATCTCGAGCTTGAAAGGTCGTATTGGACATACGATGTCAAACTCGGGTCTCTGTGAGATGATTCATGGTATCATGTCTTTTCAACAGAAAAAGGTCTTTAAGACGCACAACCTCGTAGACCCATTCGTCGATGATCCTCGCATTATCATGGAAGACGTAAGCACCACGAAAGATACGTTTCTGAAGTGTTCATTCGGTTTCTCAGGTAAAAACTCTGTGGTATTAGTAAAATGTCTGTAACAAAGATCGGCGAAGTCGATTTAGAACGAGTAAAGAACGAGCTGTTCAAGCATGAAGTGCTACGTAATTTAGAAAAGCATAGTTCTAATCAAGAGCTGCACTTAAAATATAACCTACAACGTAGAAGTAAGACTTCAGACTTTTCTACTACTGGTAAGTCTCTATGGGCAACTAACCCTGAAGGAAATGACTTTTTACCTTATGATCCCGACTACACTGAGAACTTATATCGTAGCGAGATGCCTTATGTGTACTTGCTCATTGAAGAGTTTAACCTATGCCGAACTCGAGTATTAACACTTCAACCTAGTACAAACTATTCATTTCATCAAGACTTAACTAAACGAATACACATACCAATAATTTCAAACGAACATTGTGTATTCATTATAGATGATAAGGTATGGAGACTTCCAGCAGATGGATCGGTTTATTTAGTTGATACCACTCTACTACATACTGCTATCAATGGCAATATGAGAAAGTTTAATCGTATGCACTTAGTCGGTTCGATCGAGTCTGACGTGCAAGACGAAGAAGAATAAGTGTATTGATTACATATTTGCCTGGATCAAACTGCCACCACTTCTTACCGATACGATAGTTACCAGGATCAGCATGATGGTTATTATGCCATCCTTCTCCGAAAGTAAAGTATGACCACCACCATACGTTGTGAGAAGAATCTTTTGTATAAGACCTCTTATTGCTACCAAAGATAGCAGCATGATCTATCCAGTTACTCATACGAGATGCTATAGTGTTAAAGAACACTGGTATGAAGAATAAATGAATCGCGTATAGCGGGTCGATCAAAGATAATAAGATAGGTACTGCTAACACGATAGCGGTATAGTATCGATGCATGAACCTATGAAATGGATCTGTGACGATGTCCTTCACATCCCACTTATTGAACTCTGCGCTGTAGTCCCCGATGATGGCACCAATAGGACCAAGCACCGTTGGAGAGTGTGGGTCTCCTGGTTTATCTGCATATCTGTGGTGTCTACGATGCACGAACGTCCATCCTAAAGAACTGCCAGTGCAACCCAAGTTACCAAACAGAGAGAACAAGTATTCTACTGGCTTTGCAAGTTTATATGAGCGATGAGCGAGTAGTCTATGAAACGTAACGGTGATACCAAGACACGTGATCAAGAAGTAGCCGCATAAAGATAGCATCCAGAGCTCCATGCTACTCTGATGCGCCAAAGCATAGACGAAAGCCATCGCACTGACGAGTTGAATCGCAATGAAGAATGTATTCGATGGGAGTAGGTATCTCTGCATATCACTATTTATCAGTTCTCACTAAATTTATTAACCAAAATCCTGGATCAAACTTTCCTTTTTTAAACTGTGGATCGTTTGGGTATTGATGATGATACCCATGCCATCCGTCTCCAAAGCTGATGAGTATGATGAACCAATTGTCGCATGCTCTGTTTTCTGGATCTTTCCCTTTGTGACAGAACGTATTACCTAAGCTAACTGTCATGTAGCTCAGTGCACCAGGTGCAACGACTGTAGCGATGGACCACTGCAAGCCAAAGAGGAGTGTGACTACGACAAATGTCCCAAGGACGATCGCGAGGTAGTATTGATGTATGAACGTATGGAACGGATCACGCATCATGTCTTTCACGAGCTTATAGTTAACTTCACCTTTCCATGCTAACATAGGGAAGTACTGCTGCCACCAGTTGTTGATCCATGGAGAATGAGGGTCACCTTCTCGATCAGGATACTTATGATGTTGACGATGCCATAACACTCGAGTAATACTCGAGCCAGTAAAACTAAACACTCCTAAGAGTGTACCAAACATCTCAAACCAGCGAGGAGCTTGCCATGAACGATGAGCAAGTAGTCTATGATAAGTGACAGTCCCAGCGACAAAGATGTTCAAGCAGTGAAGGGCTAACATCACTGCTATCTGCGACCAAGTCCCAAAGATCAACGTATAGAGTAACGCAAGGTGAGATACTACCACAAGGGCAAAGTATCTGTACCTCGTCGTCATCCACATCAGTAACTCCTACTAAACTTCACTTGCTTATTAAACTCTTCTCTTGACAAGAACTTATCTTGCTTGATGATACCAGGTTTTGCAAACCCAATGTTCTGTAAACCTTGAGTTCCTTTATGTAGCAGGTTGTCAAAGTTACAAGTCTGTCTAATCAAGACTCTCTTACTGCAATCTTTTGTAGGACGTCGATGTACGGTAATGGTTTGATCCATCCATACCATGTCTCCGTCTTTCCAGTCATGATGGTACATGTACTCATCACGCAAGAACTTATTTAAGATCCAGTTGGTGATGTCCTGTGACTCCTCTTCGTTATACCCTTTGTAGCCCACTACAGTATTATAGCTAAGACGAATGCCGCGCCTTCCGGTTGTACTTGAGCAAGTCACAGGTACCTCACTCTGGTCAATCGGACACATGTTCATGCGTACGATGTTATCTTGTTCTTTATTCAGCCCAGGAGCGATCTTACCTGTCGTATAGCTATGTATAGCGATTAGATTTTCTAACCACTTTTGATCGTCTTTTCCTAAAGACTCAAACGCATCGTGCGTCTGTAAGAACTCTGTACATGTGCCTTCTGTACCAGATACCGCCATCAGCCCGATACATGGACAGAAGTTACCAGTGCCTTGGCGATCTGAGTGCCAATCAAGTTCACCATCAGCAAACATACCTAAGTAGTCGCCTTCATCGTCTTTCTTTCCAGTGACCCAGATCTGGCCATCGTGCTCTTCAAGTCCTTTACGGATCTTACGCATGTTCTTCAACACTGACAAGTCTTCACGCGTCAATAAACCAGCACTCTTCTTTTCTTCGACGAGTGCATATACGCTTTGCTTGGTATCAATCCCGCCAAAAGGATCACCAAACCGCTTGGCGATATAGTTGAGTCGTGGAGCAGGGAGTGTACAGTTTTTACTATCGATCACCACGACAAGTTGATCAGCGATGACTCTACCAACCTCATCGATCTCTTCGTCTGATGCCGTCTTTAAGTCTACGTCTTCTGTCTCGACACCAAGTGTACCGAAACCATTAAGCTTCTTTAGGTTCATTTTCTTCCTCAAGTAGATTTGCATCTTCTTCTGTGTTTAATAAGCGCCTGACGGTAAATTCTTCAGCCATTCTGGTTCATCCTCAATTGCAAAACATTCATCATCTGTTTCAATATCTACTATTACATGTATACGCTCATACGGAGAATAGTTTTCGGCAGCATGTAGCCATAAATTATTTAGTTGATACAAGTTTCCTGATTTCATATGTATCTCTTTATCATTATGCCTACAATAGAATAATACCATTGGGTTTGTGATGATAGGTACATGAAATCTTTTATAGACTTCCCAATATGGACCCGGATCTCTATGATATGGGATACCAGATTCTGGAAGTAACTTTGCTAGCATGATCTGGCCTAAACGTTTACCTTTTACTGTTTGATATATCCAATCCACTAATTTGTTGACATGTGGAAATAATACTCGTGCTTGAGTATCTGCACACTCAATAACTTTGCTGTGCTCATGTACAGACTTTGCCATGCCCGCAGGAATCTTATGATAACGAAGGTGTATGGTTTGACATGAGCCGAACACGTGTTGCTTCTTATTACCTTGTCCAACCATTCCATCTTGAGTAGAGCCTCGAGTTTGCGGCATCTTATCCCAGATGTCTATCTCTTCGACCTCTTTGAGAGTCGGACCAAATACTTCATCAGGAACATTTTCGATTAGCTGAACATGATCGATCATCATAGCGGTTCATCACCAATCATTAAGCTTCTTTAGGTTCATTTTCTTCCTCAAGTTCATAACCTACATTTCGAAATTCACTCTTTAAACAAAACTTTGCGATCATGATTCGTATTGGCCACTCTCTATGCATCAAGAAAGCATCATGCAAATGATACTTTGATCGAGTACCAGGTTCAAGGATCTCTTCCACATAACGAGTGTATCGCTCAGTGACACCAGTAGCATTCATAAAGTCACGACCTAAATGTCTAAACTTTTCAGGCCATTTTTCGAGGGATCTATTGTACCAGAATGTGTATCTACCTTCAGCTTCCATGTCTGCACAGACTTTGGCAACGAGTACTCGAGCAGGACTTCTCTCTGGTTGCCAAGAAAAAGTATTGTTCACACCTTGTTTTACTAGCCAAGGTCCAATATAAGTTGAAGCATGGTGTGTCATGCGAATGCAACGCAGACACGCTACGAGTTCACCATCTTCCCATGCACCATAATACTGAGTAACCTTCTCTCTAACCTTTAACTCTTGCATGTCAAAGAAGACACGTTGTAACTTCTTATGAGAGTTAACGAGTGCTTCAAGTTCGTCAGCATCATTTTCAGTCAATTGTCTTACTTCATATTCTTTCATCATATTTTCCATCTTTCTTCGGGAATCATGAATTGCGGGTTGTCTGTTTCAATATCTATGATTACATGGATACGCTCGTATGGAGAATAATTATCTACTCCGTGAAGCCATAAGTTGTTGAGTTGGTATAAACTTCCGGCTTCCATGTATATTTCTTTATCATTGTGCCCGCACTTGAATAATACCATTGGATTTGTAATGATGGGCACATGAAATCTTCTGTACGTCTGAAAGTATGGACCAGGATCTCTATGTAACGGGATACTTGATTCCTCAAGCATCTTTGCAAGCATGACTCGGCCTAAACGTTTACCATCAACACGTGTATAGGCCCAATCGATGACTTTATTAAGAGCTGGAAACCAAGCGCGGGCTCGAGAGTCTTGACACTCGATGATCTTACTATGGTCTCTAATCGTAGTAGCAGTGCCTGGAGGAACCTTATGATAACGAACATGTATCGTTTGGCAATCACTAAAGATGTGTTTTTTATTCTCGCCTTCTCCCACCATACCATCTTTCGTATAGTTTCGAGTTTGCGGAATAGATTCCCAATAATCTATCTTCTGAACTTCTGTGAGTGCTTGTTCAAATAGGTCTTTAGGCGCTTCATCAATCCATTCAACAGAATCAATCATCATATGTTATAGCGTATAAAGAATAGCCCTCACTGCCTGAATAGTCTCTTCATCTGGATCGTTGTACTTTGGATCGATAGGCTCTGAGAGAGTAAACTCAGACTCATGGCCGTTATCATCACAGTATGCCATACGAATCGTCGTATAGCTTGGATACCGTTCTCCCATCACGCGGCGAAACGCGATGTAATGATCCTGAGAAGGGAATGTAAGCACACGATCATACGTGTTTCCATCCACGCCTTTATCTTCAAACGTGAATAAACCCCTCGTGATAAAGTGTTGTCTTAAGGCGTGGACTCCAGCAATCAAGTCTTCTTCAATCTCGTAGAAGAAAGGTACTTCATTGCCTTCTGGTCGAATCAACCTCATCGTAAGCGTCATTGACATAATATTCTCCTGTTAGTCTTGACTAGCATAATGCTATTTATGTTTGATATTAGCTCTCCAAAAAGCACGTTCTTCTCCTGCTTTTACATTACAGTGCGATCGTTTATGGATCATATTCCAGTTATCATAGATGATCAAGTCATTCACTTCCCACTGATGTGTGTAGAGCAAATCTGGTCGAGCTTCAAACTTTTCGTGAATTGGTTCAAGAGTATATTGATTATCAACCAGTTCACCATTTAAGTATGTCTCTTTGATCCAAGCCATATTCGTCTTATCATCTCTTGGATTCACATAGTAGTTACAACGAAGAGACTTCTTATTGGTGACTGGATGAGCCTTGATAAAAGGCTGTTTAACGATCTGTTCTCCTGGACGATACCATGATTGGTTTAAGATCTCCATGTTCTCATATTGATGCATCTCTTCAGATGAAGGTTTCATCAAGTCGAGGCGAATATTTGCCCATGTCGTGAGTCCAGTCGTTGGGTCTGGATTACTTAACATGTACAATGATCTCCATGGAAAAGAATCTTCTCCATTATTGGGAATGTCAACGTGCCACGGCATCATGTAGTGTTGAAGGCGAAATGCACTCACATTACTAAAGTAAGTAATATGCCGAGTGCCTTCTTCGTCCACCGCAAGAGCTTTCTCTGTTGAGTAACGATACTCTTGACCAGTCCACGGAGTACCAAAACAAGAGATCAAGTCATGATACTGAGACTTAGTGATTACACCAAGGCCTCTAAAAAGGATCAAGTCCCTTTGATACCCTAAGTCCTTGAATGTGTGCTTATGCTCCATGACATCTTCATATGTGCCATAGACGATCGAGCCCCATGATTCATGTATATTTTCAACTCGCATATAACATTTCCTTTAATCCTGGGCGGAAAACTCCATCTACTCTGATAGAGAAAGCAAAGTGCTCGACTGGTTCTGTTCCGTGAAAGTCCATCTCATTAAACCAAACGAATCGCTTGTCATCCTCAGGATAAACTCTTTCTTTTGTCTCATCATCCATCACAAAAACTGACTTAGTCGTAGGTTTGGTAGTGAACCATACAAAGTCATCGTTTGGCTTTGTGTTTCGTTGTTGTTCTGATCCTGCATCAAAGTGAGGCACAGTTTGGTTGTTTGCCTCTGTCATGAATAAGATGATCCTGCCGATACCTTGAAAAGGCATAGACTCAATAAACTTACGAAGCTTAGGAAAGTGCTTAGCATTATCAGTCCATTCGCATTCGGATTCGACTGACTTATTTGCAACACGACTCTGTTCGATCATCATGTTCTCTCTTAGCCATAGTACCCAAAATGGATGAGGTACATGTGACAATGCATTCAAGTACTTTAGCTTTTGTTCGATTAACGGCAATGATTCGAGTATGTGAAGCTGTTCTGCATTTAAGTGCTGAGATGCAGTCTTCAAGTACGGAGTGATCTCTTTGTCTGCCCAGTCTTTGTGTACGCCTGAAGATACAAATGTCTTCTGCCACTTGGACAAAGCGATGCCTCTACATACTTCAGTATGCAGAGATTCCCAATCGACTTCAGGTATAAAGTCGTCGAGGTATAGGTGAGGTGCCTTATTTGGGCCTAGGCCTCGGATCATGTGATGACCTTCCAAACTCTCCCATTAAAGGAGCAACGAGGATACAGTTTTGTTTTAGATTGTGCATGTGCACGAACTTTTGATAATAAAGCAATGACAAATCTTCTGAGATGTGCGGGTATGGTTCCCATCGATCGATCATGAACCCAGATTCTGAGATACCATCTCTCAAAGACTCGAGAATTGGATCATTAAAATATTTATGAAGATGAGATTCGTTCTTCCATATCTCAATATAGTCGATCGACCTTTCTCTAACGTTTAAGATCTTGACTCTCCATACGAGTTCTCCAGAAAACCATGCATCTTCAAAGATCTTATTATGAACTTTCCAATATTCTACAAGATGACGAGTACGAGCCCTCAAGTTTAAACCTGAAGGTCCTGCTACAGGGTTACTCGTAGAAGCATCAGATTCTGCAGAAGGTATGAAGTAATTTTGTAAGAACTCTTCGTTGAGCTTTGGATCGATGTGTTTGATCCATAAGTAACGTAACCTATACTCATTTACTCCGTCTGGTCTGATGAGCGCGTCTCTCATTTCAATAACGGTAGGAACAACCTTGTAGGGTCAAACTCCCACCACTTCTTTCCAAAGTTGTAGTTTCCTGGGTCATGATGATGGTTATTGTGCCATGCCTGACCCCATGTAAAGAACGCGATCAATGGTTGGTTATAGCTATTGTCATTCGTATCATAGTTACGATAGCCAACACCCAACTTCAGATGGCCTACCACGTTCACCATATTGTCTTGTAAGTTAGAGATCAATCCTGGCAAATAGAACAACATGCATGCGACCTTCCAGTCCCATAACAAGAAGAGCAGAGGCACTCCAAACAATACTTTCCTATAGTGATCGAAGAACCATACATGATGCTTCTTACGTAAAAGATCAGTCGCTCCTCTTAAACTGAACCAACTCGGTAGATCATAGTGCCAAAGTAAAGTACGCATGACACCGTGTACTTTAGGACTATGAAGGTCTTTTTCAGTGTCAGCATGTCGATGATGGTGCCCGCGATGAGCAGCCACCCAAAAGATGCTAGGACCCTGACCAGCAAATGTGCCAAGGAAAAGTAAGATGCATTCTTTCCATGCAGGTAGATCGTGCGTCTTATGACTAAAGACACGATGATAACCTACAGAGATACCTAACCCGCTGAATAACACCCAACCAATCAATGTGAGCCATAAGTAATCGAGCGGGATATATCCTAGGCTCAATAAGCCTATCGTGATCAGTCCAAAGAGTAGGACCGGTGGTTGAGTCATCATCGAATCTTTCATCTATATTCCTGTTTCAGGTAGGTGCATCGAACTACAGTATCTACTGGATACGTGTGGCGCCAATACAAGTGTTCATAGTGTTTTGCATGATGGCAACTTTCATTCGCCTTAACTATGTATTCATCAAAATAATCATATCGCTGGTTCACATCTTCAGAGAAAAGGAGGTTGCGAATGTTATTTTTTCCGGCATGCTTTGCGTTCATCATAGAATAAAACTTCAACCTTTTTTCCATCTCATTATGAGAGATGGCAAGGTCTAAGCACCGTGGTAGGTGATGTGCGCCTTTACCGCTTGCCCGCATGATAGTAAAAAACCAAGAAGGTTCGAACTTGTCTATGTCATAGGTGATGAGGGCTTCTACCTTATCGTCTTGAAAAAACCCTATAGAATAGCCTTCTCCGAAAAGATAGTGCTCACAGAAGAACTCATAATGAAACTTACGTACCTTCTCTTCTGTACGATTGCCTACCTCACGAAAAGCTTCCTTCGACGACATGAACTTAGCATTATCGTAGAAGAGGTGTTTTACTGAATCAGCGTGTTTATAATCTAGGACATCAATCATTGGTTTATGCACAGTCTCTCTACGACGCGATGATAGTCTTCATAGTATCCACCATAATATTGCAGTTTCCATGCTTGAAAATGATCCATCATGTATGATTTTCCAAGGTCTGTGTTTAAGAACTCTTCATAACCAGTCATCTTCTTACGAGTCTTCCAATCATAGTTTACCATATTAAATCCAGAGCCATTGTTGAATACATGGCACTTACTTGAGTTTGTACCAAGCTTTCCAGGATACTTGCCGTTTGCAAGGTCTACGATCGTTGGATCGAGTAAGAAAGATAACATCTGCTCTGCTCGATAGCTCAAGAAGAACGGACAGCCAGGAACTTCAAACCGATGAAAGAACCGAAGTATCGAGTGAATGATCTCTAACTCTTCAAGGCACCATGAATCAGTGTCTTGAAAATACTTCAAATAAGGTGGATCGTTTCCCATGACGATGAACTCATCAAGCTCTTTGGCTACCTTCATCGTAGCAGGTATCATCCAAGAACCACACTCAAACTGATCAGCAAGTTCGATCAACTCTCCAGACTCAAAGAACGGGTCAAAGTCAAACACGATGACCTTAGGCTTGATACCTAAACACTTACAATGTTCAAAGGCATACTTTGACTCTTCATGATTATAGTCATGAATCATGCCACGTCCTTGCACTCGTATGATGACAGGTACAAAGTCCATCTTCAGTGAATGCAACACGTTGAATACGTACTGAGAATCTAATCCACCACTATAGAGCAGATGGATCTTACCTTGTTTGTTCTCGTATACGTAACGAGCCGTCTCAAGGGTCTCTTCGTGGTAACTCTTTACTTTACCTTTCGGAGGATCAATATCAACGTGCCAATATTTACCGTTACCACTTCCGCGAAGGTAGTTGTCTTTTATCAAGTTCATTGCTCATCATTCATCCATCTACGATAGTGCAACTTGCTCTCTTCAAGGTTTTCGTCAAAGCCGTTCTCATCAGGCACTATCAGTTCTGCTTGCATTCTGTCTTGCATCCATGCATCTTCCCACGTATAGGAATGAAGTTTCCAATTCTCATCGGTAGAATCGTTAGCACGATACTTATACACGTGTACGTCTGTATAGCCATGATGATTCGTTTGACCGGCGACAGTGATGAAGAAGTGTCCGCTTTGCCATTCAACCATGGTGCCTGGATACAAACATAGCCATGCTGCTTGTAAAGTTCCTTGATGACCTTTTACGATTTGAGTAGAACCCCAATCGTGATAGTTCCAAGTAATCTCTGAACCGCTATCGATACCGATCTGGTCATAGACTCCGTCATGAAGGTGTTGGATATGCTCTACATCTAAGAACACGTCGATGATGCTGGTACGATGTGCCTTTACTTGATCAGTGCGCCTCTCGACTAAAGAGACAGAACATTCAGGTAACTCAAGCTCCGGAGTTTCGAATGGCTTATCAAAAAACAATGTGTTCCATTCGTGCAACATGGCCTTTTCAAGTGTATCGCAGTTTCCTTTGAGACAGTAGCCGTTCATGTCAAACTCACGACCATGGTACATACACGTACGAGACTCGCCTCTACCTTTGACCAAAGAGATCAAAGAACGTTGGTGAGTGCATACGTTACTGAGTAAGTATGCATTCGGTTCATTTACGAAGATGTACTTCTTATCGAGTTGTTTGACAGGCTCAAACTCTCCGAGCTCTATGTCACTGTTATGACCTATAAACATGATTAACCTTTCATTCGAATCATTCTGATTACGTAAGCAGTAATATCTATTTGCCACCATTTTTGTCCGCAACTAAAGTTACGCGGGTGTCGATGATGGTTATTGTGCCAAGTTTCTCCCCAAGAAGGGATCGCCCATAACCAGTTATTGGCAGACTGATCTGGTGTATTATATGTCCTAAAAGAACCGAGCGAGTTAGGCTTATGTCCTATATAATTTACAACGTTTGACATGACTGCAGTCACGGCTGCCGGTGCGAGGTGACCAAAGATCATGAGGTATGGACCACCGATCAGCAATAACGCAATACTCCATAGTGCTATTATACCAAAATAATAGCGATGAAGGAACTGCTGGTATCGATTTGTGATCAAGTCTCTCATCCTCCATTTGACTTCATCATCAACTCCCGACTCATAGTCGAGTTTAAATACGTTTAGTCCTTGATACAAAGGACTGTGAGGGTCATCCTTCTTATCTGATTTCAGGTGATGACATAGGTGGATGGCGACCCATGCGATAGGACTTCCTGTACCAGCGAGTGAGCCAAAGAATGAGAAGAGCTTGACGATGTATGGATGTGTCTTATAGCTCTGATGAGTAAGGTTACGATGGAAAGTCGCGACGATCCCAAGTGAGCCATATACAAAGTAACCGAGTACGATAAGACCAACGATCTGTAGGTCAATACCATACGTCACGAACCCGATAAGGCTCATGATGAGTGAAAAGATTAAGAAAGCTTGGGCGCCGTTGGTGCTAGATGCTAGGTACTTCATCTTGCTACTGCCTTTATAAGATAAACAACGGGGTCAATTTCCCACCACTTATGGTGTGTACTTAACTTTGAAGGTTCTCCATGATGGTTATTATGCCATGCTTCACCAAAGTTTAAGAACCACAACCAAAAGTTGTTTGTACTCTGATCTTTTTTATGATAGTTTTTGTAACCAGACTTATGATTAAAATAATTGAAGAGGTTGAAACTTACCTCTAACATTAAGATAGGCAACACATAGATGAAGTAAAAAACATCAAAGCTGACTAACATCAACGGGACGACTACAGCTGCCACGATCAGCCAATAATAGGTGTTGATGAAAACCTGTTCCTTATTCATCAAGCTTTTGACGAGAAGCGGATTCATCTTAAACTCATAAGACACACGTAAGTTATCATAAAAGCCAAAAAGCTTGAAACCTTGGCTGATAGGACCGATAGGATCTTCGTGTGTATCAGCCTTTGCATGATGCATGCGATGCACATAGACCCAACCAATAGGACTACCACGAGTGCAGAGTATCGAGATGAGAGTAAAAAATCTAAGTAGCCATTTACTCTTAAACTTAAAATAACTGTGTGAATAGTAACGATGCATCATCATGTGCATGCCTATGATGTTCAACACAAAGAAAGACGCAATCATCATCAATGCATGATCGAGAGTAAACTCAATGAAGAACACACCAATGATCGCGATGCACGACAAGAGAGCGTGCACGATTGCGACCGATCGAGTGGATGCTTTAAATAGGTTTGTCATAATCACTATTTATCTACCCACCGGATAGCTTCCCAGTTAGGCTGGTAGCTCTCATCGATATTACGGTATAGTAGCCATTGCTTTGTATACTGTATCTCAACTGGAAACTCAACGATCTGTGGCTTACTGCCATGGAAAAGTCCACCTGGACCTTTTCGTTTTACGATGCCCGTTCCAGTCCTCATGAAGTTATGTCTTAGCTTCTGATTATACTCATTGAAGCTAACTGCAAAGGTCTTCATGCCTCTTCGTTTGGCCCATTCTAATTGCTCAGGCAAGATAACACCACCGAGTAAAAACTTACCTCTATGCTCTTCATTGACCCAACTACGAACTCCGCCGAGTGCAACGTATGGATCAAACTGAGAAATATAAATCCCTGACCCGATGCATATCTTATCGTTTATCTTTAAGAAGTAATACGTACCGTTGTCTCCGCTTAACCTCTTTTTGTCTCCATACAAAAGGTCTGGAAGAGTACGCATGTTGACATGTGCAGGATCATCGATACACAGACTCGCATCACGGATAAAATCCATGACTTCTTCTTTATCAAGGTCAGTGTATTCAAAGATCTGCATGGTAAATGGTGCAGGTTTTTTGGTGATAAGGGAAACCTGCCAGAAACCTCATCTAGTGCTTACGCTGCTAGAGCAAATACCTCATCATTGGCATTTATACTTTTTGCTTCTTCGGCCGAGTAGTCCCAACCCTAACGTCTTTCACATTGACGTGCTGTCCACTCTGTTACTCATTGCCCTGTCGAAACCAGTACACCCCCATCATAAACATATAGTTTGGATCTTACTATGAGCATTGTTATCTCATTCGCCAGTAGACTATATGCTTATGGTGGAGGTGGGCGGAATCGAACCGCCGTCCAAGACACCTTTCTCATTGCTTCATACAGCAATAAATTTTGGATCAGATAGCTGGGTTTGCTCGCTCTAGGCATCCGGTGAAGACGATACATTACTGCTCGTCAGATCCAAAACCATCATTATACTACGCTTTTATCTATATGTACATATAGAACTAAAGTATTTATTTCCAAAGTTTTCTTGATTCGTTCTTTGTCTTGTCAGAGAGTGGAACATAATCGAGTTCTTCTGCGATCTGATCGTTATTATAACACCATTCAAAGAACTCGTACACTGCTTTTGTGTTCTTTCCGTCTGGATATACGATGATGAATGTCTGTGCTGTGATAACCCAGTCACCAGACTTGAACGTATCGGCACTTGGTGCTATACCATTAAGCGTAGTTGTTGTAAGATCATTTTGTTTGGCATAAGCGTATTCAACATATCCGATGGTTCCTTTTACTTGTTGAACCATAGCAGCCACGCCTGCATTACCTTTTCCGCCGACAGCATTGCCTAACCACTTTACAGCTTTACCAGGTTTCAACTTAAATTCTTTTGAGTTGTCAGCGAGGTATGTAGTAAAGATCGCAGTAGTTCCAGATCCATCAGATCGATGAGCGATCGTGACAGGCATGTCTGGTAGACTTGAATCGACCTCTTTCCAATTCTTTACGTCACCAGAAAATAAGCGCGCGACTTGATCAGTCGTAAGGTTGAGTTGATTTTTTTCTACTCCGGGTAGATTCACTACGATAACTACACCGCCCATGACGGTGGGAAATTGAACTTGACCGTTCTTTTCAAGGTCTTCTTTTTTGACAGCCACATCAGATGCACCAAAGTCAACGGTCTTTGAGTTGATCTGTTTGATGCCACCACTCGAACCGATGGACTGATAGTTAATCTGTTTGCCAGTTTGTTTTTCGTATTCTGCTGCCCACTTAAAGTAGACAGGAGCAGGAAACGATGCACCCGCACCAATCGTAGCTGCGTGTGAAGTGAGTGTGAATAATGCTGCTAGAGCCGCGATGATTGATTTCATTTGTTCTCCTTTTATGTAAGCCCTATGCTTACATCGTTATCTATGGGGAGAATTGTTACGAGGGTATTACAATCGCATGTTTTACGAAATATTTTTCCATTTCACTTGGCCTGCAGCAGGATGGCCAGATGGATACTTCTCATTATCCTTATTTGTAAAATGCTCTACACCAACAACTTTACGACCACTCATACCAATATGAAAATCAATACGATGACGTACACCTTGATTACCCGTCACAGCATGAATCGTGTGCATGTCATACTTATTTCCAACAGAAGACTTCTCTACAGAATGTGCAAAGCCTTGTTGTCCAGCACCCATGATGTGTTGCTTATATAACGGGTGCTTCATCACAACATTCATGGTTGCACGACCAAAGTGCTGCATAGCTTCTTTACCACTCATCACCTTAGGCTTACCAGACGCATCCCTTTTCGGAGGCTCAGGCATCTTTGTTGCAGCCATCTCTGCGATGTGACTTCTAAAGTTTTTCATTGATTATTGGACGTTGTTGTGTATCCATTGCCAGTATTCTTCTACTGTCATATTTATACCTCCTAAAAAATCTTGTTGAGTAACCAAATGATCAAGAATACGAGACACATAAAGCACACGCCTAAGACGAAACCAGCAGCAAAGTAATGCTGATTCGTCAATGCGAACTTTATAGTAGACTCAATCATTTGCCTTTGTTGAGATCAATCGTATAAGCTGCCAACCAAAGTCAAACTCCCACCACTTCTGTCCGAACTTAGCAGACGATGCCTTATGGTGATGGTTATTATGCCATCCTTCTCCCCATAAAAAGTATCCAGTGAATATGTTGTTTACGCTCTTATCTTTTGTCTCATAGCTCCTATAGCCAAAAGAATGGTTTACTGTATTTACAAGGCCTCCTGCCACAAACAGCAAGATGCCAGGAGTCAAGTACGCATATGTGATAGCATAAGGTTCAATAACTAGCAAAAGCAACACGTACAACCCTGAAACGGCCCAATGGTACTTATGTAAGAAAGATATGTAAGGTGACCTTATCATGTCAGGAGCATTCGTGATAAAGAATTTAGGCGGTTTATCCTCTATCATACGAAAGATGATACGAAACCATGACACGTGTATTGGGCTGTGAGGATCCTTAGCCTCATCAGAGTATCGATGATGGGCTCGATGCACTGCTACCCATATGATAGCACTCGTAGAAGAAAACAGCGTGAACAAGAGTACCATCGGGTTGATGATCCAAGCTGATGCTTCGAAACTACGATGAGTTAGATACCTATGAATGATAACAGTATCAATCACTCCCAAGACAAAGTAGATCGATAAGACGATCGACCATTCTAGCCATCCTCCTGTCAGGATCGTATAGACGAGAGAAAGCACGCCTAAGATGGCAAATATCTCTTGACTTTTCTTACTTGGAGCTAGGTTCATACACAATATTTATAAATAGCTTATAAGCTTGGGAAGCGACTTGAACACCTTCAGTTATGTTACATTATACCATAAAACATAACTGGAGGACACCGTGCGCAAAGTCATAGCTGCGTGTATATTATGCGTGACAGCATCTGTAAGTGCTCAAACATACGATAGCACAACTCGCGTAGACACTAATAATGACTCTACGTCTACGAGTACTGTCACGAGCACTAATACAAACACTAATAATAACACCAACGTCAATACGAACACAACGACGGTGGATAGTACTTCGACTGCTACGAACACAAATAATAATACGAACGTGAACACGTCTACATCGACGAGTACTGCGACGTCCACGAACACGAATAACAATAGTAACGTTAACACAAACACGAGTACAAGTACAAATACGAACGTCAATCAGAATGTAAACTCTGGTGACATGACGAACCGTAACATCAACGACTCAAAAGTTGAGCAGACGGTAAAGTCTCCGCCTCCTACTGCCGTGGCACCAGCAATGATGAGCGGTGGTGGTAATGACTTGTGTACCACTGGTGTCAGTGGTGCTGTGCAGACTCAGATCCTCGGCATCTCTGGTGGCTCAACCGTCAGAGACTTAAACTGTGAGAGATTGAAGAACGCTAAGACTCTCTATGACATGGGAATGAAGGTTGCGGCAGTGTCAGTGATGTGTCAAGATCGTAGGGTCTTTGATGCGATGTGGCATGCTGGTACACCTTGTCCGTTTGAAGGTCAGATTGGTGAAGCTGCGAAGAAGGCTTGGTCAGAATGGCCAGATCGTGTCCCTAAACCAGAAACAACGAAAGAAGATGCAGGCTATCAAAAGATCCTTATTGGCATTGGTCTTGCTGCTGTGCTCGGCGTCATATTCTAACGCACAAGTAAGTACGACTGGCGACTTAATCCAAAACAATGCTTGGACTGGTTGTTGGACACCCACTGCCGATGGCTTTTGGGGTGGGACTTCTGGTGGACCGTGTCCTGGCATTAGTAATCATGGGTATGCTAATAGTAATCAAATCATCTTTAGTTATCAACAGCAAACGATAAGTCAGACTACTGCTCTTGCAAACGCGCTGCCTAACTCTGGTACTGGTTTACAAGTGAATGGTTATAACTGGCACTGGCATGTAAAGAACTCAAACATCAATGATGGACAACCCGGTAGTTATGATAGTACCGCTTACGTTACTGTTGACTTGTTAAGTGCTTCAGGCTCCATCCTTGAATCTGACAAGTATGATTATGGTTACAGAATATCTGATTGGATCAATCCAAGTGGTACAAGGACATATACAAATCCATATAGTTTAGCATCAGCCGATTCAATTCGATTGAGCTTGACTGGTAAAGATGATGGGTTCTGGGCAGGTTACTGGGGTCCAGAGTTCATGCACGTTACATTGTCAGTTAATTACTCAGTGGATCCATGTTATGACAATCCATTTTATTCACCTACATGTCCAGGGTTTGCAGAAGCTTTGGCAAAACTAACGGCTTCAGCGACATCACCCATAGAAGAAACAACAGGAGTGCCTGAAGTCGTATCATATGGTAATAACAACACCTCAAGTGCACCGACTGAAGAACCTACTGTAGCAACTACTCCAACCGTTGATGCTGGTGGCATTGAAGTCTCCACTACTGGAGAGCTATCGATCCCAGGAGATACACCAAAGGAAAAGAAAGAAGTCGTAGTAGAGGAAAAAGAAAAGACACGGCCTGCAGTTGACTATAGCTTGATCTCTGCTGTGGTACGACAAGCGACTGACTTGACAAACGTGATGAGTGTGGTAAACCAAAGCATCATGCAGTCAACCACATCTCAGTTCGTAAGTGAATCCTCATCTACTGGTATAGAAGAAGTCCTGACGACAGAGGTTGTACAACAGTCAACATCACAGGAATCTCCAGTCACGAGTGTGATGATGAGTCAAGACACGAGTTCAGAGCCTGCTCAAGCTGAGACCACTACGACTCAGCAGCAACCTCAGCAACAAGCGAAGAAGCAACCAAACGAAGCTGCAGCCGGAGGTGTGAGCATGGATGCTTTCGCAAAGGCACCAGCAGGGTTCAGTGCATATCAGACGTCGATGGCTGACGCAGCGTTCTATGAACCAAAAGAGATTTATAAAGGTCAAGTCAATGTGGATAATCGTAAAGCATTGAGAGGACTTGGCTCAGACCGATTACATCAGGAGATGGTAAGACAGCAGTATCGATAAGGAGGGTTCAATGAGCTGGTTCAAACATAGACCTAGACCGAAAGATGGAGTGGCGCATCCTCCAAAGAAGAATACGCCGATCCAAAGACAGTTAAGAGAACAAGATAAACCAAAAGAGAAAAAAAAATAATGGTTACGACAGCATTTGTAGCAGGCTTTTTTACTGCACTAGGTTTTTGGACCGCTGGCAAACTTACTGATAAAGTTGATGCGGCAATGGAACCACCCGCAATAGAACAAAAAATAGAGGCAGAAGAAAATGGCAAGTAAAGACTTAGGCGAAGGAATCGAGAACTTTGAAGAGGAAGTAGAAAACCTCAAGAACAAAGAGTTTCGTCTATTTGGCATTAAGATGACTGCGATGACGATAAGCGCAGCGTTTGCGATCATATCAGCTGGTCTCGGCTCGCTGTATGGAGCATTTGAGGTATACAAGGACTATATGTCCATGAAAGAGGCTATATCGACCTATGTGGCACCAGACCTCTCAGCTATCAATGAAAAGATGGCAGTGCTAGAAAAAGAGATGCAGTCTACTGCAAAAGAGGTAAATACAATAAAGAATGCAGTGAATGAGTCTGCTCAGTATACAGCTGATATTAAGAATGACCTGAAGAGTGACATCAGAAGGATTGAAAAGGTAGTAGAAGGAGTAGAAAGATCTTCGAAAGAGCAGCAACGTCAGGTTGATGCTGACTTGAAGGTAGCAAGGAACGAGATGCGTGACTTGCAAAAACAAGTTGATAATGATCTAAAGGAGGTTCGTAAAGAGCTAGAGAATAAAATTAAGGAGGCTTTGGATAATCCATTAGCCAATTAAGGAGGAACTATGGACGATCGTAAGAGCGTAAGATGGCTCGGATTATTGATTTTTGTCCCTATTATCTTCGCTATGTTTGGTGGCGATCGTTATCGTTACCCTTGTCAGGACCCTGAAAATTGGTCCCTCGGAGAATGTCAGAAGCCTCAGTGCCTGAGCGATGGCACATGTCCAGATCAACTCGTCGGTAAACCAAAAGCCATGGCGAGTGTATCACCTGTAACACCCACATTACCAAAACCTGAAGTAGGAGTTTGTAAATGAAACTTGAAAACCCATTTAAGAAAGACCCTAACGCTCCAAAGGAAGAGAAGTTCCTCTATACTGAAGAGCAGTTGATGGCTCGTTTGAAGTTTGTAGTTGGTATCTGTTTGGCTTTCACTTTGTTTGGCATCGTGTTTGTCGTCTTATACTCTCTCGTCTTCGTCACTCAACCGATGAATGCTATTTCTCCGGTCGATCAAAAGTTCTTTGAACTGATTGTCCCTATCGCAACGTTCTTGACTGGTACCTTATCAGGTATAATGCTAGCTGATAGGACTCCAAACGGGCAACCGCAACCGCCTAAGCCTGCAGCTCCGACAGCTCCTACGTTGTCAGCTCCTGCCCCTGCCCCTGCGCCTGTGGCACCTAAGCCTCCGATGGTTTCTGTACCACCAAAAGTCGCCGTACCACCAGCCCCATTGAAGGAGTAAATATGAGTTTTGAATTTGATTTTTCCGCAGAGAAACTAGGTCACATCATCCCTAATGCCGCTTATGGCGTAGAGGTGTGGCATGCAGAACTGAGTGAACTGTTGCCTGTCTTTGAGATCACTTCGGTCGCACGTGTTGCTGCTTTTGTGGCTCAAACTGCACACGAGTCAGGTGGATATAGAGCGCTAGCTGAGAACCTAAACTATTCAGGCGATTCTCTATGTAAAGTTTGGCCTAAGCACTTTAACGCAGACAACAAGGACGAGTATCATCGTAACCCTGAGAAGATCGCGAATCGTGCCTATCGTAACCGCATGGGCAACGGCGATGAGGACACCGGTGATGGATGGAACTATCGTGGTCGTGGACTTATCCAGTTGACTGGTAAAAACAACTATAGTAAGTTTGCTGAGTATGCTGAGATCGCGGTTGAAGATGCACCTGGTTACATCGAGACTCCGCGTGGTGCAGTGCACTCTGCTTGCTGGTTCTGGTACGCCAATGACTTGAATACATTTGCTGATGCAGGTGACTTCGTTGGGATGACTAAGCGTATCAATGGCGGTACGATCGGCCTTGAAGATCGTATCAAGCACTATAACGAAGCAGTGGAGGTATTCTCAGGATGAAGTACTTACTCGCAATCTTCCTCTCATTCGGGTTGATCGCTCCTACGTATGCAAGCTCTAAGCCTGCGCCGAAGGTCGACTGCTCGGTAAAGAAGAACCAAAAGAAGCTTGAATGCAAAGAAGCTCCTAAGTCCGACGTCAAGGTTGAAGTAAAAAAACCGAAGAAAGTCGATCGCCAAGCTCCATCATCAGTAAAGAAGAAAGCTGAGGAGAAAACCAAGGAGAAGTAATGATAGACCCCGTAACTGCATTTGCAGCAGCGAGTGCAGCTTTTAAGGGGGTACAGACCTTAGTAAATCATGGTCGTGAAATAGAAGATGTATTTGGACAGTTAGCTAAATGGGCCGAAGCTGTCTCTGACCTACAAGAATGGATGGGACAGAAGTCTAAGCCCTCTATCTTTAAGAAGCTAACTTTTCGAGATGATACCAAAGCAGCGCTAGAGACTGTCATGTACCGTCAAAAGCTAGCTGCGATGGAAAAAGAGATCCGCGAAATGTTCCAGTGGTATGGACCACCAGGAGCATATGAGGAGTTCATAAAAGAAAGGCGTCTTATCAAAGCCCGTAGAGAGAAAATGATCTACGAACAGATAAGACGCCGAAAGGCTTTTGTAGAATATAGTCTAGCGTTTGGTCTGGTTGCTGCGACGCTTGGCGGAATCGCTTGGATCTTCGCTGTCATCCTGACCATTTAAGTCATGGATGTATAACTGAATCAGCGCATAGTGTAGAACTTTCATTAGATCCTTACGGGCATCAGACTTGGTGCCCTTTTTACCATAACGCTGTGCATACTTAAGCACATTACCAATACAAAAGCCTGTTCCATGGCCACCGTCGATGACAAATTCGGTGGCTTGGAACTTATTCACAGAATAGTGACCACTATAAGTCGAGTCAATATAACGTTTGAACTCGTTGATATGGATGTCCTCATCAAACTTGTAAGTGATAGGAGTAGTCATGTGTGGCCAGTATCCTGTGAATGATGCTTAGGCGAAGAAGCCAGCTGTAGTAGTAGCAACCGTCGCACGGTTAGGCTTGAAGAAGCCAGCTGCCGTAGCAGTAGCAACCATCGCACGGCTAGGCTTGCCGATGCGATACTTTGTCACACGCTCGCCATTGCGCAGCGTAGATTCGTTCGCATACACGCACACGCCGTTTTTACGCAGTTGGCTGATAGCCGCAGTAGGATTGGCCAAACCGAACATGCCGGTAATTTGACGAGCGGTAACGGTAGAGCCACTGTTCAAAAAGGCTTCGAGTTTACCAAGTTTAGTCATGAAAATACTCCATAATGAAACAACCCTCCTATCAAAAGCCGCTAAGGAAACGAGGGTAGCTTTTCCTTAGCAACGCATACATGTATATTATACCCTGAAACAGGGCAAATGTACATGCTTATTTTCTCGCCTCAATCGAGACTTTCATCCCCGATGTGATCGACCGTAGCAGTGCCATGAAGGTTGCTCTTCTGAGCACCGCGATTGGCGATAGAGTACTTTGAGCCGACAGCTGACGTAAAAGTCGTGTCATTTGGTTCGATGTACTTGTACTTCGTGATCTTGTACCCATCAGGGTGCATCTCTACTGATTCAACATAACGCTCATTCATCGCCCCAGTCCTTTCTATCATCTTGCTCATAGTAACCAGCATAGTACGCTGCGATCTCTTCTTCGCTCATGTCACACTCCTCGATGTGAGTTGACCTGAACGAGTCTCCAGTAAAGTAGTGAGGCTGTGCTTCACGCCAATAGTATGCATCACATGCTCCACGATCATATGGACCGCCGTGTCGAGTGAACGACCACCGCTCACGAAAAGGAATTTCCATATCTGAATCAGTCATTGTAGACATTTTCATTCCTCATCTAACATTAGTTCTTCGGGCCACCGCACACAACGTAGTTCGTTGGCATTAATCATACCTTCAACATCATCATCACTCATCCACTTTAAGCACATCTTTAATGCCTCGATCGGATCAAGTTCACCGCCTTCGACCATTTCCAAAACAAAGTCTGTTGATTCACGCATTTTCACTCACCTCAAAAACGTCAGTCAGATAATCAACGATGGTTGCATAGTCAAAAGAAGGATAATCCTCCTGGACAATAGCCACTGCTTCATCAAAATCGATAGCGCCATCTGCGGCCATCTCTGCAAGTTCATGCAGCTTTGTATGTAGTTCAGCCATTCTGCTCATAATGAAACCTCCAAAACTTTTGCTGGAAAATCAATCTTGCCGTCGAACTCGAGCTGACTGCGTTCGAAGTCAGTCAAGTGGTCGTCATCGACGATCGTCCACCCGAGGATGTACTCCTCACACATGGGGTTGGAGATCTCGACTTGGTCACGGACCTTGGTCAAGATCTGATCGACCTTGGCCTCGGCCCACTCATAGTCGGCGTCAAAGTCAAGGCCCTTGACCACGTACTCCGAACCGCCCTTGAGCTTCCAATAAGGCTCGTCAGGCGAACCATAGTTCTCGCAATACTGAGTGCTGATAATGAGCTTTGACATCTGAATCTCCTTTTTTAACCGTTAGGTAGATATTACCACAAGTAAAATGATTTGTAAATTAGTTAAAAGTTCTAATTCGATCATTTTCTTTACGGCTGTAGTACTTTAGTTCTAAAGTACCATATCCTGTCACCTGTGAGTCCAGGACGCGTTTTCTACGGGCAAAGGCATCATACGCTAGCCCCGCAGAATCCTTATCCGGGCACTCCAGGATGTCCCTGGTGCCATCTGTATAAGTGACGTAAAATACGTACTTCATAGGTAGAAGGCAAAATATAGGCCAAAAGGTATACCGATGGCAAGGGCCAGGACCAGGGCCCCGGCGAGGTCGTTTAGGAAAGTGTTTTTGTTTAGCATGGGGTAGATATTACTACGACCCACTGCATTTGTACATGTAGTGCTATAGTACTACACTAAAACGGTAGACTATTCTACCTGCCCCTGGTCAGGTAAGAGGTTTGGTCCAACGTACTTATTGAACTCTTCAAGTGAAAGTTGCGCGTTGCACAACGCTTCATAGATCTGTTGCATGCTTGGACCGAGCTTCTCCATCCCGCCGATGAATACACCTAATCGTTCCTTCTTGAGGTCCCATACACGGTGCTTGACTTGATGGTTGAACAAGTACCAGTGATTCTTCTCAAGAGCGAAAGGAAAGATCTCATCCTTAAATAAGAACTCAGTAGGATGGTTCTCAGTGAAGACACAACAGATGCTATACTGTCGATTGACGTCTGTATGCCAATTTTCTGCACCCGGAGGAAAGATCCTCTGTAGCTGAAGTTCACGAAAGTTTACTTTAAACCGAGGAAGGTTGAGTTCTACTTGGATCTTATACGCATCAGTGGCTCTTTCAGGATAGTCAACTAGAGCTCCATACGTAGAGATGCCAGGATGATAGCCAAACTGCATCTTATAGAGATGCTCATTGTCTTGCAACCTCTTGATAAATTCATCTGCGAGATGCTGCCTCATGGGTGGCCATGGCAGCTTCATTGGTGTTACACCTAACATTCTTGTACGTACTCCGATATCATTGGAAATGCTTCCACGATAGCCTGAGCACAAGCCTTTGCGACTTCAATATGTTCCTTCTGAGTGCCATTACCAGATCTTAACTCGATGTAATGGATCCACGAACGAATGGTACCATTGACATACAGTCTTGACATCATCAAACCCTCGGGTAACAAAGCTCGAGCTTGTTCTTTTGCTATCCCTTGTTGAATGGCCCATTCATATTCTTTCTTGCACATATCTGCAATGCGCTTCTGAACATTAAGCCAGTCATCCTGTAACTTCTTGTCATCTGTATTTATACTGTTCTGTCGATTTTTCTGATCTTGAAGACGTGCCTCCCGATATACGAATTCCAGATCTTTTGTTGGGTCGGCGTAGCGTTGGGAAAATTCTTGAAAGGAAAAGGAACGATGTCGTAGTAACTGACGCGCGATGTCTCGAGTGGTTTCGACCTCGATGCAGGCTGAGACCATCTCGAAGGGAGACCAATGCTTGTGTTTGGCCAAGTATCTGATGAGACCTTCTGCCGTGCCCAAGTTGAGCTGGTTCGAGGGATTGGAAACCCTAGCGCAGAATGAGATAAGGTCCTGCGCGTCAACCACCCCATCATCGTACATCTTCCTTGTAGGTTTCGAGACACTGATTAACCGTGCTTTCATTCATTTTCCTTAAAGTATTCAACAAGATCAGTGTATCCTCCGACCAGTTCTCCATACAATAAGATCTGCGGAAATGTGCGGGCAGCAGGGACGATGTCTAAGAGTTCATTCATCGTATGCTCTGCTGGTGCAACCTTCTTCTCTTCGTATGAATGACCCTTTTGTGTGACTAACTGCTTAGCCCTTATACAGAACCCACAGTTATCTTTTGTCCAAATTACAAAGTGCTTTCTCATAGCTTAAACCCTTCGAACTTAGTCTTCTTTACTTCTTGAGACTTATCATACAATGGAGTATCATCAGTCAAAGTTTGCTGAGTCTCTTCAACATCATAAAGTCTCATCTTTGATCTGTCAACTCCTATAACGAACCTTTTATGATACGTTGGATCATTGTATCTATTCTTCAACTGTTTGACCATCATCTGGCCTTGCTGCTCTAACTCTTCTGTCGAGATAAGAGCGAACATAAAGTCTGCCGTGGCTGGTAACCCAAACGATTCAGAGGTGTCCTCAAGTCCAACGTCTGAGTTTGAGTATCCGCTTCTTGTTGTTTGAGTTGCTGATACGATTGGAACGTTAAATTCGACAGCAAGGCCACGTATTTCTTCGGCAATGGCTTTGATGTAGTTGTACGAGTTGATGGCACCGCCCATTCCTTTCATCCTCGATGAGGCACAGATGTTTAAGTAGTCAATAAAGATGATGTCTGGCACAAACTGTTTCTTCAGCTTGAGCTCATTCATCAAACCGCGAAAGTGACCAGTGTGTGCTGAACCAGTAGGATATTCCTTAATGATTAGCTTACCAGTCGTTTGGCTAGAGATCTTTGCTACCTTTGTGGTGAAAAGATCCTTCGACAACTTATCAATCTGGTCGATAGCAACGTTCAACAAGTTAGCGTCGATACGCTCTGCGATACGTTCTTCTGCCATCTCCAACGTGATGTACAATACGTTATTACCTTGAGTCAAACATGCACCAGCCATATGGCACATGAAGAGAGACTTACCAACTCCAGTACCAGCAAGAGCGATGTTTAACGTCTTGTTTGGTAGACCACCTTTGGTGATCTTGTTAAAATACTCGAGGTCAAACGGGATTCGAGATTCTTCTGTATGATAGAACTCATATCGACGATCGACGTTCTCGATATAGTCGTGACCTACATTGACATCAAACGCGACTGCAAGCGCTTTCTGTAAGATGTCTGGCAATGCATTCTTAGTCAACGACTCATGCTTACCATCAATGATAGAGATGGATTCCATGATCGCGTTATAGACAGCTCGATCTTGGCACCACTTCTCTGTCGTGTCGATCAACCAATCATCGTCTATCTTCTCAGTTGAGAATAGATGTGGTAAGATGTCATGAGCCATCGTGAACTGCTCGTTTGTCAGTCGATCTGACTGGTCGATCTCGATCGCAAATGCTTCTAGCGTAGGTAGACGATTGTACTTTGCTACAAACTTACCTACTTCTTTGAACAAAACCTTATATACGCCTTCAAAGTAATCTGGCTTGACGAACGGCAACACCTTACGCATGTATGATTCATTTGTAAGGATATTTCGTAGGATCGTCAACTCAAGATTTTGCATCGTCATCTGTTACCTTTACTGTACCGTCGTAGACACCCTTTTCGAGGATCGCTGAGAGGATGTCTGATGCGACTGATTGTAGTTCTAAGTTTTCTGGTTTGGCTTCTGGATCAGGAGAACTATGTACCTTAAACGAGAAGTTTAGTGTATCATTCTCTGTGTTGAAGCTAACAGCTGCATACTGGACCACAGTCTCTACAAAGTATCCAGCCATGATCCTTACGCCCCATGCATCTGTATGTTCTGGTAGAGGGACCAACTCGTAGTCAATTCCTTCTACCCATTTACTCAGCGGTATGTACCTGTCCATCTTCAACTGCCTTTGTAGTGATTGAGAATCGTTTTGTTAAGTAGTCTTTAAAGTCTGTGCCATCAATTATCGGTTTCCAAAATGCTTCCGATAATGTCTCTTTCTCTCGTACTCGTCCATCAACGAGCTCACCCGTCGCTCTGTCCACCCTCTGATACCACCCGTTAGAAGGTTTAGCAACGTAACCACCGTCCAAAGCAAGATCAAGCAGACCAGAGAAACGCTGTACACCGCCCTCCCAGGAAACAGAGATAGGAACCTTAGACTTTTCTTTAACATACCGAGACTTCTCTACGTTGATGATGAAGTGATAACCCTTGATCTCAGTGCCATCTTTATCTTGTTGACGACCCAAGATCCAGATGTGATCGGCTGAGTAGTAGATACCAGTACCACCAGAGACGATGTCTTTCGGGTACATCGCGATCTCTTTGTATGTATGGTTAATAGCGATCAAAGGCACATCTTTCATCGCGAGGTAAGGCGTACACATACGGAACAAACCTTTAAGCGCTTTCGCACGACTCATATCTGCGACTGACTTCTCGTTCATCGCATCTTCGAGTTCTTTCTTTGAAGCCAAGTTACCAACAGAGTCGATCATGATGACAACCTTATCACCACGCTCAAGACCATCGAGCTGAGAGATCAAGTCAAACTTCAACTGCTCTACGTCGGTGATAGGAGTATGAAGCACTCGACTCGTATCAATGCCAAAGTTTTCAAAGTAAGACTGAGGCGAACCAAACTCTGAGTCATAAAACAATAGCACAGAATCAGGGTACTTCTTTAAGTAAGCACTCGCCATGATTAAGCCGAAAGAAGTCTTAAAGTGCTTTGAAGGACCAGCAAGTACAGTTAGACCAGGAGTGAGGCCACCATCCATACTACCAGACAGAGCCACGTTAATCATCGGCACCTCAGTAGGCACCATGTCTTTTTCATTGAAGAACTTAGACTTAGAAAGCACTTCTGTATGAGCGACCTTCGAGTTCTTCTTTAGTTTGTCCATTATTCCCATACACACATCCTCATCTGTAAAATGTCATTATACCATAAATGCGTCAAGTTGTACACCCTCTTCCTTCTTCACTTCTGTCCATTCTTTCCCTTGCCAATGGGGATAAGATGCCCTTGAAAGGTGAATTGACTGTGGCTTCTCCATGAATTCAAAATCCAACTCACCTTTTTTATTCTTTAACTTATCTACCCACTTGAAGACTGGAACATCACTTGACTCAAGCTCGTCCATAAAGTATTGACGTGCATCAGTTCGTTCTTGCCATGACCCATAGAAAGGAGTGCCCTTATAGTTACCAGTCTTTGGTACCTTTCGGCTTGGATCTTCGATAGGTAGAAGTTCCCATAAAGTCACCTTTGCAGAGTGTTTGTCTGCTAAGAACTCGGCTGCAGCAGTGTATCGATCAGCAAGATCCTTTGCCGCTTTCTTCACATCGTCATTTCGACACAAGTGATGACGAACGTCGATGTTACCAAAGTAGATCTCGATCTCTTTATAACTGCCTTCAGGTATGAAATGATCGAATCCCAACTTAATCGCACCATGTAAGGTCTTGAACGGGGTGGAGACGTTCATCCATCCAGGTCGATACATGCAGATCGCATGACTGTCGCCGATTGAGATCCGATCATAACGCTTGACTAGGTTTGGATCTACAGTCTTCGCTTGCTTTTCGATCTTGCGAAGATTTTGCCAATCCCAGTCGAATGACATGTTTGCTTTCTTCAAGCGTGCCTCAAACATGTCGCTATATTGAGGAAAGTCGATGATGAGCGACTTCACTTCACCATTAAATCGAGACAGAGCACCAACAGTCTCTATGTTTTGATAGTTCTCTATACCGCCAAACAAGTTTAGGTTGCCGCTCCAATCAGAGCCATGATAAACATAGACTTCATCGAATGGAGTATAGTCAGTGATCTTCTTACTAGCAAGATTGATCGTGACATCAAGACCAGCGTGCTTTAGCTGATCTGCATAAATGATGGCTTGTGCAGCCTTATGCGAATAGATCTTGTCCGATATCGGACCTAGTCCCGTTAATAGTACTTTCATCTTTTTTCCACCCACGATATGAATCCACTCGATCGATGATCGATGGATCTTTCAATATAGGCTCAGTGCCTACGTTCCAAAACAACACGTCCTTACCAGAGTTCTTAGGGATATACCTCCAAGCTTTGCCATCATACGTAGCGACCGTAGGGAATGGAGGCATCTCTTCTTCCTTGATCGCTTGTGTGAAAGCTTCTGGCGCAGATATGATGTTGCCATGACCAGTTTCACCTTCTTTCAAGTTACGTGCGACAGCAACCGCATGGAAGGTAGCGTTAGGCCATGCAATCTGCAGAGCTCGATGAAGTACACCAGTCGAGATCACTGTCCAGACTTCTTCTGGTTCAGGGATCTGAGATGCAACCTTTACGAAACCTGCAGTCACGAGTTCATGCTTCAAACCAAGCGGGATGAAAGCATGTCCTTCATGTTCTTCTGCGTATCGTTTAGCGATAGCATTTAAGTTGGGCATTGCAGCGATACGATGGAACTCCACTTCAGCTCCACGTTCAATACAACATGCCTGATGATGCGAGATCTTTTGGCTGCTTGGCATGAACAGCTTGACCTTCTTATTATGTCTCTTTGCCACATCTAAGATAGACACACCAGCTAGACCAGTACGAGGCTGAACATATACGAGTGTCTCTTCTTTGATACGAGAGATGAGGCAGTCACCACCTCGAACCTTTGAACCGGTAAGTAAGTCATCACGTACGACTCGAACACCTTCATAAGTCTCTACGACAGGCGGTGGGTTTGGATCTTCCCAATCACCAGCAAGGTTCAAGTAATACTCGCGAGCATCATGACGAGTGTAGACACCTTCCATCAAAAGGTTGTCTACGTCTTTGTTACGATGGTCAATGATATGCTTGTCGTGCGACATCTTTTTTCAGGCTAAATTCATTAGGAAAGATCCAATCATACGGGATACGTTTAGTCGGTCTCTTTACTCCGTGAGTGATGGCGATATGCTTATAGAAGAAACACGTCTTGTCTTCTAAGTTGAGCCACATTTGTTCTTTGATTGGATTCTTTGGATGATTCGCTAGCTTCTGCATCTGCTCAACCCACATTATACCATAACCATTCGTAGGTGTAAACTTGCCTCTCTCGTCTAACTCGTACTTTACTTTGCCCATCAGATTCTTACCACCAAAGATCTGGTGTAGACCATCAAAGTGACCAGTGCCACCAAACAGTACAGAGTTTGGATCACAGATGTGAGGATATGCCATCGCGATATAACGTGCAAAGTTCTTGCATGGATACATCGGGTTGCGAAAGCCTTGGTTCTTTGCAAAGTAACCAGCCATCTCTTTTGCCAACTCCATCATTGTCCATGGTCTATCCTTACGAGTGAGGATATGATGCATATCATCAGCAGCTTTCTTCGGGCCATCGATGATCCATTGCTTTACGTTTGTATCTTTTGGATAGTAGATCTGAAACAGGTCATTACGAGCATGACGCTGAGTCTCGAACCTCTTTTGTAGTCCTTCGTCTCCATGTTCAAGGAGAGTGGTGAAAGTTTTCCAGTGTTCATTCGTAAAGCTAAAGACGAGTGTGTACCACATACGCTTATGGTCGTCTTTTACTTCTTTCATCACGTCACAGAACGGGTGTTCATGCCAATGCAAACGATGAGAGAAGATTTGATAGTCTTCTTTGAGTAAGAGGTCTTCACGTTTATCGAACTTATCACAGAACTCAAAGAACTTTTCAAAGCGTTGTTCCTGTGTCCAGCTCGACATCCACGAATCTTTTGGCTTGCCTTTAAAGTTGACCTCTACGAGGTCAGTGTTCGGGTACACAATGTTACGAGATGTGTCCTCAATGAAATGACTTAGTGTAGCGTTTTGCATAGTTCTTTATACTTATCAACTGTCATATCACACTGCTTTAAGATCGTGTCGTCTGAAGGATGATGCTTTAGGTTATTAAACGTACTCACTAGACCAAGCTCAAGCATTGCCTTTTGTCGACCAAACGGATGATCTTTGATACGAGATGATGACCATACTTCATCTAAGTTGATATGAGAGTAGTGTGCACCAGGACGTACATAGTTCTCAACCCATCGGATAAAGTCACAGCATACATCTTCAGCATTATATGGATATGCACCAGTGTCTTCGTATATCTTCATCATCACTGCATCAAGGAACTCTTCCTTCTTCATCTTCTGAGTCGGCTTGGCAAGGTACGAGATACACTCAACTGCGTTTGTTCCATAGTAGAACGGTGATTCTTTATTTACGTATGCAGGATACCAGTCAGCGATGTCTGCAACGACTGCCGCATATTGAAAGATATATCGACGTAGGCCGTTTCTTTCGTTCCACTGACCCATCCACTCACCTACTTCACGCAGGTCCTTCTTCTTATCTGAAGACTGTAGCCACTCAGCAAGTTCTCTTGCCAGTCGTGGTGCATACTCGCCTAAGTAGTAGTCACCACCCTTCTTATAGTCTCCTTGCGGCTTAGGAAATGCAGGGAACTGATAGCCGACAGAAGTATAGAATGGTTCACGATGCTTCTTCATGTACCATACCATCTCTTCGATCGTACGTGCTTTATGTAGTACGAACAGCAGCGTGTTATGATAACCTGATGGCTTGGTCGCATAGTTGATCGCAGATCCAGTCACACGATGTAAGATGAAGAGGTACAACCATTCAGGTAAGTCAAAGTCTTTATGCTTACCAGTCCAGTTATTTGCAACGACTTCACGCTGTTGAGTGACCTTGCCTGCTCTCATCTTCTCCCAATATGGATGTCCATAGCTCCATCCATAAAAGCAGTCATTCACGATCTGAGAGAAACCAGCATACTTACGTTCCACCACATCATACAGCTCGATGTTCTCCATCAAGTCGTCGTTCATGTTAGACTCGAGGTGCGGGATCATGCCATAAGGAGCAGTATCACTTACGTTGCATTTTTTCTGTTGATCAAGCGCCATGTTATAATAGCGCAAGTATTCATCATAATACTGTGTGGTTTCTATCATACAAATATTGTTTCAGCGACTCTAACATCGCGAGCTCATAGTCTTTGCTGTTCAAGTTTCGATTGCGGGGAGAAGGATGGTCAATCTTGTAAGTATCTATCGAATACTTCTTACATGCACGTTCTACAAACCCGCCAAGGGAGATGACTACTTTTTTGTCTTGTACTGCAATAATTAGTGCAGTCTTATCAACGTCTTTCAAGTCATAAGAGTTGATCTTATGTGGGATCACGTTATGAAAGTCCCAGGCCTCTACACCAACATAGTCCATCCACTTCTTGAGCCGAGCAAACGTACCGTTGACCGATGGTGTAGTCTTGCTCGAAGGACATTGACCAAGTACGATGATGTCAGAGTTCGTATCATGACCAGGCAAGAAGTCTAAGACGTCTCTACCTTTACGCCCGCTTCCTCGAGTAATTCTTTCGCTTCTTTGCATGACTCTTGCCACTTTTCAGGTACCTCCATCTTTGCAGTCACTACTTTCTTGATGCCAACTTGAATCACACCCTTTGCACATTCAAGACAAACTGGCAATCCAGAAACATACAGCGTTGAACCGTCAAGCGATACTCCGTTATAAGTGGCATTATAGATGGCGTTCATCTCAGCGTGAACGATGAACTTATACTTTGTGGCTCGATCATCAAGCCTTTCAGTAGTATCCTGGATACCACGAGGAAATCCGTTATAGCCTTGTGATAGTACTTGCCCTTTGTTGCCTATTACTACTGCACCGACTTTGGTGGATGGATCTTTTGACCAAGAAGAGATGTCTTTGGCAAGTCGTAAGTATCGACCATCCCATTTTTCATCGTTCGACGGTTGGTAAGTCTGAGGCGAACCAAAATATAAGTCAATCATAAAATTCCCGATTAGGTCTCCAATTAAAGTCATCAGAAGATATGCCATTCACACTGAACTTGATCTCTTTGTAATGATCTGCATCCCACGTCTTACTACCTTTCGCTCCTCCCGATTGCAATGGCATGTTACGATCAGTATCATAATAATAGTGCGAATGCTCTTCAGCGTCTTTCTCTCCTTCGACTAGATGGAAATGACGTTCATACACATGAAGGTTTTGAACTTGCCAATAGATGTCGCCGAGTTGAAGCTCAGGCTCATATTGAAAACGTTCATCATCTTTTGATAGCCTTACTTCATTCAGGTCATCAAGTAAGTGCTGAAGTACAAATCCTTGCCACGCATAGTCATTCTTATAACCAAACACAACGTCATTCGAACGCATCTGTACCACACAGTTAAGTTTATTGTCTCTAATATAGTATGTCACTGAGTTAGTACAGATGAAGTCATTCTTACCATCTTCATTGTATTCAACCCAGATCGAAGGACGAGTATAGATCATCGATGCACGACGAGAGTCTGGATTATTACGCAGCTCATTAAAGACTTGCTCGTACTGTTCGTAGTACTTCTTTGAGAGGATCAGATGACCATAGTTAGAGTTGATTTCTCCATATTGGTTTGCTGTGGCTTGCCATGCCGCAGGAATTTTTTCACCACCAATATCATTAACGTTGGTCGACTGGTTCATGTACCAGTCAATCTCGCGATCGATATATTCTTGGTTAGGTGTACCAAAGATGGCAGGTTCTGTGGCTTTGAAGCATGCACCTAACAACTCAATGGTCTTTGCACCAGTGCGGTCGATGGTAAACTTCTGATCTTTCAGAGCTTGCTTGAAGTGTTTACGGATGTCAGTTACGTTTTGCATGTTGATATTATACCATAGATGTTAGCGCATGTACACAATCTTTTGATCTTTTTCCCGATCATCAAGGTCATACCCAGCCCTAACCTTATTATTCGCCTCAATGGCGGAGTTCAAAACTGTTAGATGTTCACTAAAGTTAACAAAAGCCTGAGTATCTTTGGGGAAACAGGCTCCACCAAATCCCATCTTACCATCAAATCCAGGAACTTTCGTATGACCTCGGCCGATCCGTGGATCAGCACCTACAGCGTTTACGATATGATTAAAGTTGTAGCCATTATCCAAACACATCTGATAGATCTGGTTGAAGAATGTAACTTTCGTGGCAAGGAACGAGTTGATCGTGTACTTGACGACAGATGCTTCTTCAAGAGATAGCTTATAAGATGGGCACGGGTTACATAAGCTATACTGATGATAGTAACGTTCAAGTTGGTTGACAGAGTGCACTTCGCCTCCAAAGATATGGAAAGGCGGGTCGATAAACTGCTCTGCTGCAGACTTCTCTGTCAAGAACTCTGGATTATAGACGATCGTCGAGTTACGATATTCGCGAAGCACATGAGGAGGAACCGTCGACTTGATCGCGACAGATCCGAACTTCATGAAGCCTCGTTGCCTGAGCTCATCCATCACCGATCGGAAGATCGTGAAGTCTTCGTAGGGTGTCGGCACACAGATGAAGATCAGCTCAGTGTCTAAGTCGATGTCTTTGACCGATGTGTTATATTTTGGATCAATGAGCTGCTTCTTCACAGAAGGATGACTAAAGCCATAGTCTACAGCTTTGCCCACAAAGCCATGGCCGATGATAGCAAGTTTAAACTTCATTGAGGAAATCATTTACAGTAACCTTACAGCGCCAACCCATGGCTTCGAGGAGCTCAATGTCCTTTTTGTTAGCACATGTACGTAGTCTTTCATAAGGTTGACCTTCCTTTACTGGTAAGTGAGGAGCGATCGATGATACCTTGACAGGTTTGCCAGTACCGATATCGATTGGACCTCTATGCGTTGAATAGAGTAGAAGGTGGATCGCTTCTACGACGTCAGTGATATGTATAAAATCTCTTTCATGATCTGTCACAAACTCGAGTACACCGCGTTGTAACTTATCAAAGAACATACCGGGGCGGGCAGGATTACTGTACACGGTATGGAATCGCATGAAGCACACGTTAGTATGAGGGATACTCTCGATCACATGCTTTGATGCTGCATAGGGATTTAAGTGTGGTTCATACTGAGAGCTAGACCCCGCAACAAGGACACGTGAGTTAGGATAAGAAGCTAAGATTCTCTTCGTGCCTTCAACGTTGTTCATCCAATACTTTTTCGGGTCTTCAATGCTTGGTAACACTCCAGCATTAGCAGCGAGATGAATCACCCAGTCAGCACGCGGTAGCTCGCAAGTAAGGATGTCGTTTCCTTCCTTGATGTCCAAACCAATGACCTGATGGCCTTTACGTTTTAATGTCTTGCAAAGCTCTGAGCCAATAAAGCCTGCTGAACCAGTGACTACGATCTTCATTCTTCTGCTTTCTTCGCTTTACGATTTAAGAAGTCACGTGTAGGATCTTGACCGTCGATACCTTTACGACACCATGCAACAACGAAAGATGCATAGTTGATTAGGTCTTTGGCAGAATCTTCGAGCGATTCAAAGTTAGGCTCATAGTTCGGATCATGTTCCATCGCTTCAATGACAGACCACATACGAAGGGTCTTGGCATTGATGAGGTCCATGAGCGATGCTACACCACGAGGATAGTAGTCAGCTTGACGAACACGTGAGTTTTCGTTCTGATAATCACGAGACTTTTTCTGTTGGACTTCTGCACATTCTTGCAGCACTTTAAGGGATTCACGCATATTCTTTACCTCCAAACTCATTATACCACATCTTATTCACACACTCCCAATTATTTTTCTCGTCTGACCATTGATAAAAACCGTGGCACGTGTACTCATCATAATAACGAGTGAATAGTATGACATGGTCAGCAATCTTTTGCCTCCACTGTACACGTCTGCGCCAAAGCTTGGTGAAGGTATCTCTGATCCTTTGGTTCATAGCTGACACTCCGCCATAGGTACTGACAGTCTTCACTTCGACATGGAAACCATCTGGGTGCAAGACGTCCATGTACTTCTCATCAAAGTTAGTATAACCTTTATGCTCAGTCAACCAGTGTTCTGCTACGAGACCATCACGAGTGTTCTTCAACACGATCTCAGGATCACGCCTTTCACTGATAGGTTTTTTGAGTTCGCCTTCAAGGAACATAACGTATTCTGCTTGCGCATGATCTTCGAGCGCTATCTTATCTACGTCATCAATGGTAAAGACATCACCGAGGCGTACTTTATAATCAATCATATCATATTCCTATAAACGTATTCAAGTGCCCGATCTGCTTCCTTGTTCATCGGACGATTCTCATACCAATTACCCGTATCTATGTCAAACTCGCGACACATGTTCGTGATCTCGTTTGATGTGATAGGATACTGGTTCTTCACCGCTTTGCTTGCAACCGCTACCATGATCTGATACATCTTATGATACCATCCAGTGTTATTAATGGTCTGATACTCAGACGCTAGCTTTTTTGGCCAGAAAGGGCAGTCTCTGTAGCCTGACCACTGAAACGATGTATTTTCAAGTTGAGATTTTCTGTGCTCGACGATCTGTCTTTGCCATTCGTCAGGCAGTCGGTCGATGAAGCTACCTGCATCTGACTTTGAGTTGTACTCCCACTTAGAACAAAGAAAATCAACATCAAGAAAATCGCCAGCGTTAGTAAAGAAGAAGTTGTAAGCGCCAGCATAGCTCGCAGGGATGTAATACATTCTGCTGAGATCCTTAGTCTGTCGATCTCCGATGGCGCCAAGCTCTGAGTTGAGTGCCCACCAGAAATGCTTGATTTGATCTTGCTGTACTGCTCGAGTAAGTGGAAAGACAAGCCTGAACTTCGGGCGTGACTCCGTGCTGCTAGCAGTACTATAACAAACATAACGCCACTTACCATACCGAGTACGTAGCTCATCTTCTAGGTCTCCTTCAAATACATGATCGTCAACGTCGACTGCAGCCCAACCACTCCACTCTACCACATTCTTATTTGCACGAGTAGTGCCTTCTAAGTATGTAGCAGGTGAGATCAGATAAGCATCTTTCTTCGATGCACATGGCTTTTGAGACAACGCACGAAGCGCCATCTCAAACTGATCGAAAGACTCGAACTGAAGTGAGTTATGAGTCTTATTGTCGAATACACCTTTAAAACGCGTCAGAGAGATTACCATGATTGTCCTTATGGCTTGGTGCGATCCAACCTTCTGGTTTGATCAAGTCGGGTAGACCAAGTGGATTAGGACGAGAAGGCTTTACGCCTACTTCTTTGTTCATGTTTGCACGATGCACTTCGCGCCATGCTTTGTCGCCATCAACACCAAATGCTTCGAGAGTGCCGATCGCGATAACGCAGATGTCGATCAAACCATCGATGATCTCTTCTGCATCTTTCTCACGATAAGCTTTCTGAGTTTCTTCATACTCTTCTTTGAGGAAGTTCATGCGAAACTCAAGAAACTTTTTCAGTTGCTCAGGTGTTGCGTTGTGAATCCATTGAGATACACCGTACTTACCGTGCATCTGTCTCATATCTGTAAACCAAGTTTTCATAATTTTTCCTTTCGCATGCTCATTATACCACAACCCGGGGCCCATGTACATGTAGTACTAAAGTTATACAAAAAAGTCTTCAAGGGTCTGCTTCTCTTCAAGTGACCAGCCGACTGCATCTAAGATGAACTGCAAAGGCTCGATGAAAGTCTTCTCAAACTGCAAGTCATAGTCGATGTATCGATGTAAGCCTAACTCTTTTGGTAGGTGATCTGGAAATGAGATCACGTTCTCTTTGATATGGTTAGGCAGTCTCAGGTATGCGAACTTGATCTTGTCACCATTATTGATGAGCTCGTACTTTGTGTTTAGACTATGGTTCTTGATGTGTCTATTGTAGAGTAGAGATCCTCTGACGTGGATCGGAGTGGCTTTCTTATAGATGTTCTGTCGATCTGACCATTCAGTGATGTTTGACACCGAACGAGGAAACGCGACTTCTTCAGGAGGCAGAGACTTGAACTTAACCTTGAAGTCGTTGATGAACTTACGTGTCTCTTCTTCGTCTCCTTTGATGATGATCTTAAATACCTCGTTGAACATATCTCGTACGACCTCGGGAGTCGAAGACTTGATAGCTTCAATACCCATGATCTTAAGCTTAGGCTCTGCATACTGCACACCTTCTGAGTTGTGCACGTTCAAGATGTAACGCTTCTTTGCAGTCCATATACCGTGATCAGCGATGACTTCTCGCTTCATCGTCATACGGTTCATGAAGCCATTCATGTTCTCGAACAACTCTGCATATGACTTCTCAAGGAGTGGTTCAAAGTGTGTAGAGCAGATCTTATCAAGGAATGCGACCTTCTTCTCAAGATCGTCGTTAGGCTTCCATATTAAAGTGTCCATGATAGGACCAAAGTTGACATACAATGAATCAGTATCGATAGCGATCACATAGTCTTTGTTCTTTGTCTTGCAGATCTTGTTCATCTCTGCGTTGATGGCTTTCTCTGCCCACTGAATCGTAAGCTGACCAGTTAAGGTAACACCTTCAGCAAGTCTAATATCAAAGTATCGAAAGTATTGATTACCAAGAGCGCCATAAAGAGAGTTAAGCAGAATTTTAAGAGCCATCTGAGTATTTTCTAGACGGTTGATTTCCTTCTCGAGTTCATATGTCTTGTTCTTCTGATATTCTTTCTGAGATGCAAGCATCAGTTTCTTTGTAGCAGAACGTTCATCATAGTAGTCAACGATGATGTTAGGCACCACACCTTGGAACTTCTTATGGTAAGTTGAGCCGTTCGCTGCGACTGCCACGTCTTTCTTGGGAGTGGCCTTATTCTCCATATAGTACTCAACTCCAGCTTGCACTCGATCGTCTGGCGATGTCATCAAGGTTTCAGGCGACATGTTATACTGAACGATAATGTTTGGATACAGAGAGTTTAAGTCGAACGATACGACCCAATCATGCATGCCAACCTTAGGATCTTTCACATAACCACCAGCGAATGCAGTCTTTACGCTATCGTTCTCGGCGATCATAGGCATGATCTTCTGTGACTTGAGCTTACGATAGATGATCGATTCCCAGATTGCGGTGGTACCAAACGTGTCTGCATAGTTGACACCACCTTTATATGCTATCGTCATTGCAAGAGTAATCAGTCCCATCTTGTCTTCAAGTCGATCGACAAGCTGTACGTCTTTCATGTTATAGTCGATGTACTTCTGAAAGTCGTCTTTGTATAGGTTCTTCAAAGAACCAGACTCTTCGTATGATAGCTTACGCTCACCGAGTACCACATAAGCGATGTGATTCAACTTATATGATTCTTGTGCACCATACGAATAACCAAACTTTTGAAAGAGCTCGAGGTAGTCGAGTGATTGGATACCTTCTAAGTTAAAGGTGTCATACTCTTTGTTACGACGACTGATCTTACGATGGTTGACCAAACCCCAAGGCGAGAACTTCTTGACATACTCTACGCCAAGCACCTTTGCTGTACGATTCACGAGGTATGGAATATCAAAGAAGCGAGAGTTCCAACCAGTAATGACGTCAGGCGAGTACTTTGCTGATGACCAATGCTCAAGGAAAAACTTCAGCATGTTTGCTTCAGATGTGCACTTGACGTATTTGACTGGTTTGATGAGCGCTTTCTCTACGTCATAGTCTCCATAACCCCATACGTAGTAAACACCGTCGACGTTTGATTTGACCGTGATAGCAAGGATCTCGTTCTTTGCTTCTGATGGTTCAGGAAAACCACCTTCATATGCGGTCTCGATATCGATCGTCGTGACGTTGATCAAGTCACGGTCAAACTGTATGTCTGTAGGAAACTTCTCTGCGATGTACTGCTGAACGAAGTTGGTGTTACCATAGATGTTAAAACCAGAAACGCTCTTGTACTTTTCTAACCACTCACGCGCATCACGCATACTGTCCATCTTGGCCGAGCCGATCTGTTGACCGTCAAGACCTCGAAAGCCAGTGTCGTACTGTGAGGGGATGTAGAAGGTTGGTTGATACGGCTCTTTACGCTGGTATCTTTGACCAGCTCCATCATAGCCGCGATACATGATGGAGTTACCGAAACGAAATACTGATGTGTAGAATGCCATTGGGGTATTATACCATACTTTCAAGGTGGTGTAAACTGATCGATCAATAGATCCTCGTCTATCTTTCCCTTCTTATATGAATTATTTTGATGCACGAGCCAACCTATGATCTCATGTCGACGGATTGGTTTAGTTCCTATCATATCTCTTAAAACGATCAAGTAGTCCATCACGTCTTTCTTCGTGATGTTACACATCGCACCTTCAACTCTATCGATACACTGATCGATCACTGCTCTATGCTTGATGTCTAACCCGTTCAATGCAAGAGTTGAAGGTTGACTTACCCAATTCCATGTGTTAAACATGATCTTCTTATAAGGGTTTAATCGTTCTGCAGAAGATATGACATAGTCGATGAAGTTATAAGTGTCTTTGATCGTGAACACGTTTGGCGACATGGATATGCGAATCATGCTTATCTCGTCTAGTATGAGTAGACGTTCATAGTTCTTTTTCCATACTTCCCAATCAGAACCGTATCTGACGTTCTCTGACACTGCGCCTGTCGACTCGTTTGATAAGCAATATAACCACTTCCAGCGAGTCGTTTGCTTTACTTCTTCTTCTATATTATACCATACTTTGTCAGTAAATGAGCCATTAGATGTGATGTCAATGATGAGCTCGCTATTACGAATGACGTCGTCTTCGATCATCTTTGACTTAAAGACTTCCCAGCCTTTACTGATGGTAGGCTCTCCGCCCAATACGCAAATATGTTTTAGGACTTCAGGCTCTTGCTGACAAAGGTCTCTGATCCAATCGATGATAACATCCATATCATCTTCTCGGTACTTATCGTAAGGAGCAATGCCACGCTCTTGCGCGTGTAGACTGCTGAACTTTTCATTACAGTATAAGCAGCTATGGTTACACGTGTTTTCAAAGTACAACTTGATGTATCTAGCGTACTGCTTCTTATTTTCTGGATCAGCTACTTTTATTTCAAGCTTAGGCCAACTCTTACGAGTTCGAAAGCTTGTACCAGTCTCATTCTCTTGCTGCCAACATTGATTGCAGGCAGGATGTCTCCAGTTATTCAGCGCGTAGTTACGTCTATCATCGATGATGTTGTTACTACGAATCCACTCTTTTGTAAGAGGGTCTGGGAACTTATGAGATGTAGTGGTCCTACAACAGTACTTGATCTCGCGGCGATGGAAGTATAACTCGATGTCTTCCCAATGTAGACTACAGAAAGTCTGTGGCGAGTAATTTAGGGAGTGGATCTTCATGGAAGCGATATGATATACTGATCCTGACTTCATTAGTCGTGTTATTGATCTTATGCGGGGTTGAAGTATTAAGTAAAACTGGATATTTTAGGTTATAGCTATCAATAAGTTTTGCTTTACTTAAATCTGGAGGTACCAGCCTAGGACGATCTAAGCCATCTGATTGGCGAAGTTCTTCCCACCATCCTTCTCCACAATCGTAAATGTTTACGGGAGTTTTTATATAATTTTTGATACCAATGTTAATAACGTTTTCGTGAGGAACTTCAGTAGCAACGCGTGTTATATCAAGTCTACGATCGTGGCGTGTAGGACGGACATAAGTGTCGTCGGTCGGATATGTTGTTTTATTAAAGTCAACATGTATCTGGCTAGATATACCAGAATAGTTAACAAAAATTAGAGCTTGAAATGGAAAGAACCCTCTAGCATTGAACCACTTCTTCAATGACTGAGGATAATGAACGCTATTCATCTGTACAACTTGTTGAGCTAACAAGTATTTACTTTCGTCGTATGCTTTCAGTACATTAGCTCGTACCTCATCTACGATAGCAGTAGGGATATTTAGCTGCCGAAAAAACATTGCTTGAAGATCGTCTTAGAAAGTTGTAAGTTGGTATCTCGATCAGTCTTTTTAGTAAAAACCGGGTTGATGATCTTCTTAAAGAACTCGTAGTCTCTGTCATTAAACATGACATGCCATTCGTTTTCATAGTTGGACAAGAGGACCCAACCATTGCCGAGTCTCATGTCCAATTCCGATTTTTGCTCTTCACTCAAAGGTCGCTTAGCTAAACGACCATAATAATTATAAAACATAAAGAATTAGAGGTATGTTACCTTCGCGTTGGGTTTATCAAAAGAACGCACTTTCTTACCAGTGCCTTGGCTCTCGCGACGTTGCTTGCTAGGATCTTTGAAGCCAACACCCATAGCCAAGATGGGTTTATCATTGGTGTTCAATAGCTTTTTCACTTCTTCGTGATTAAAGCACTTATCACAACCAGTTTGGTAACCAAGCATAGAAGCGGTCATATTAACAAAGCCAGCAGCAACACCGATAGCTTCATGCATGTCTGCATAGTTGGTCAGCCGATCTTTTTCAGAGTCGATGCCCATGGCAATCTTCTTCTGCTCGGAAGTACGGAACACTGAGTGTTTGTTCTCAGTAAAGATCAAGACTGCATTGGCGAGAACTTGAGGGTTATCACGTGCTTCAGTCTTGGAAGCTTCATACATATGCTCTAGAGTCTCGCGATCTTCGATCACATAGACGTTATAGAAGTCAACGTTTTGTTTAGAAGGTGCCTGAGTGGCAGCATGGACGATTAGATCCAAGTCTTCTTTAGGGATCTGCTTACTTAGGTCCCAGTTACGTTGGCATCGCTGACCGCGTAGGATCGCGTCATTGATGTACTTATTAAATTGTTGTTTATCCACTACGGGTGCAATGGCTTCTTGAAATGCGGCTGGCGTCATGAAATGTTTCCCCCAAAAAATAGGTATCGGTACACTTATTTATACAAGTTAAGAGCCAGAAAAAGGGGCCGAAGCCCCTTTGTTTAGTCGCGTTTAGAGACAAACGTATATAGTTCTGCCGCCTTTTTCATCAACTCTTCTGTTGAATATGGCTTAAGAGCTTCTTTCATGTCTTCTGCAGTCTTCTGACCTTGGTCAAACAACTGTTGGGTAAACATGTAGTTCATTTCCCAGGCGCGGTCCATGTAGTCCTTAGCCATCTTCAAGACTTCTTGACGGATTTCAAACGGGTTTTTCATAGTCGCCTCCATTATTTAGTAACCAATTTAGAAACTGCCGAGAATTGGTCGACGGTGTACTTCATCATTGCGATGGAGTTGTCGACAATCATTTCAGCGTATTGAGTTTGAGCGTCGAGGTATCTTTCAGCTGCTTCTTTCAGTTCAGGTTGGTCCTTGAACATCTGATCGCCAACCAATTTCTTGGTATGCTGAAACTGCTCGATATAGAATTTAGGTGAAAACATTTAAATCTCCTGTGTGTGTTTGTGAAAATACCGGTTTTAAAAAGATCCGGCAACTTTATTTATCAAAAGTCTAGAGGTTGGTATGCCTCACGGGCATCGACTCCGCACTCCGGACAATTAGCATACTTTGGCAAATCCTCGAAAGGTCCATCTACAGTCTCATCATGGATGTGACCGCAAACATCGCATAC